TGGGTCGATGGGTTGATGGATTGGTGCGCCGAAATTCGTTTGTAAGGCGGATGAATCGGGGCAGCCCACGTTCCTTTTGCCCACTATACGTCACGAACGTTTTCGCTGTGTGTCGAAACGTTTCGAGTGTCGACGCATAGGCTGGGATATTCGGAAGTTGCTGAAACGCAAGGCTCGGCACTCCTGCGATGATGAATTTAGCCGTTAGGTCGGCTCAATCCACTCACATTTCAGGAGACTTGGATGAACGATTCAACCAAAAGCGACGGAAAGGACCGAGGAAACGACGGTCAAGGCGATGACGGACTCGATCTCCCCAAGTCGTTGACGCGTGAAGGACACGTTGTCTGGTTCCACGAATACAAGAAGTACCTCGGTTACGCTTGGGACGAGGCAGCGGGAGAAATCAGGCGAGCGCATGTGTCCGATCCTGAGCACGCGATTTACTTCGAGACGTTCGCGGAAGCGATGGTGGCGACGGATGAGTTGATGGGGTCTCATGTCATTCTGCATGCGTCGAAGCGAGGCGAGAAACCGAGGTTAATCCGGTAACTTCGGTAACCGCAGGGATGGCCCATCACATGATGGGCCGTTTTAGAGCGGATCAGGTTTTCAATACGGCACGGAACGTTGCTCGATATCGTTCAATACGCTGCGAGTCAGGACAGAACTCGTCGGCTTTCGCCGTCCGTTGCTCCTTGCTACCGCGACGATTCGCTTCTCCCATCTTGCCTCCCTAATAACTTCTCATCACTGCGAACGTTTCAATCGGAGGCGTTCCCCCATGCCCTCACAAGAATTCTGGAATCTGACTTTTCGTGTGGGGTACGTGCCTGGTGCGAAGGAAGTATGTCGTAAGTACTGCACTGATCGTCAACCAGCGCGGCGAGCGAATGACGTCTGATTCGCTCAGGTCGCGTTTCGACAAGGCGCGGGAAAAAGCGGGAGTGGAAAAGAACCAATTCCAATTCCGTGATCTCCGCGCGAAAGCGGGAACCGACAAAGCCGATAGTGCAGGGGGCATTCGTGCAGCGCAGCTACAACTCGGTCACAAGTCTTTGCTGATGACTGAGCACTGCGTGCGGGAGAGAAAGGGCGACCGTGTTGCCCCGACAAAATGAGTTTTGCGGAGCAAGAGGGAATTTGCGGAGCAAATGAGAAGGGGCCTGCATCTCTGCAAGCCCCTGAATTCGTGGTAGGCCGTGCGGGATTCGAACCTGCGACCAACGGATTAAAAGTCACCTACGCTTGTACGTAAACACAGTTAATTTTCATGCATTTACGTAAAATCAATGACTTAGCGAAGCATGAAATACTGTGCATACGAACAGTAAAGCGTCTCGGAAGGCAAAAAAACCCACACCTTTTCACCGCTTGCCGATCTTGTCCACGGCGGCGCTCAGACGATCGGTCACGAGGTGGCTGTAGCGCTTCGTGGAGACCATCGACTTGTGACCAAGAACGGCGCCCACTGTGTACAGGTCAACCCCCGCGTTAATCATCTCCGACGCGGCGCCGTGCCGAAGATCATGAAATCGGACATTCGGCAGGCCGGCTGCTATGCGCGCGCGATCCCAGACATCGGAGAAATGCACGTCGCTAATCGTGAACTTTACGCGGCGAGCCCATACGGCGACCTTGCGATGAATGGGAACAATTCGAGGCGTGCCGTTCTTCGTGTCTGCCAGGGAGAAGCCCTTCTTCGTAACCTTCGCGCGCAGTATTTCCGAGCGTCTCATTCCTGAGTAGAAGGCAATGAGAATGGCGGCGCGAACCTCCCGGCTTTTACAGACACGCGCTATGCGCAGCATTTCTGCCCGCTGCGGGTAAGCGTGGCGCTCATTGTTGACGGCGGGGAAGACCATGCGCTTTGTATTATCGTGCTCGATCTTCCCGATCTTGTGCATGTATTTCACTGCGGCACGAATGTAGGCGAGGATATTGCGGATCGACGCGTCAGTCAGTGGCCGCTTCGGGTCTCCGTCATGGTCACGACTCGCGCGAAGGTAGCCGATGAACTTCACCGACCAGTCGTGCAGGTCATCGGCCGGGTCGTCGTCGTACTCGGCACGCCACTTTTCCAGAATCCGCACTCGAGCCTCGGCATCCTTCCACTCGTCTTGCTTGTCGGTGATGTGCTTTCGCACACATTCGCCGATCGTCACCACCGGCTTACGAGCGCCGGTGGCTATCGCGTAGATCTCTGCTTCCCACTCACGAGCTATTTTGTCCGCTTCGGCCGCAGTAACTCCAGCAGGGAGGAGTTTTGTTTTCCGGATACGCTCGCCCTCGATGACGCGCTCGAACGTCCAGCGGAAACGCTTTTTACCGGATTTTGCAATGGTTTCGATCGGCATGATTCGAGGTATCTATACAGTGAGTCGATGTCGTAGACGTGCGTCTTGCGGGTCAATTTGAACCGCTGAATGGTGCGGCCTTCGGTGTCGAGCCGGCAGACAAACCCCACCGGCACCCCTAGGATTGCCGCTGCTTCGGCCACAGGAACGAGTTTTCCCATGTTCCAATCCTCCAATCTCTCGCAGTAACCCGCAGAATCTCTTTCAGTGCTTCGGCCGTGGACGGGTGGGTGGTCATGCCTCGAAAATCCTTGCTCGCCGGTACTGTGCCCAAACGTCTCGCCGACGACGGTCTGCCTCCACGGCCGTAATTGGTTCGATTGGTGGTCTCGTTTGCATGTGATGAGCTGGGCAGTAATCCACGGACTCAGACCATCCACCAGATCCGCCGAAGAACCGGTTTGTGTGTTGGTATCGCTTGCAGGCATTGCACAGTGGGGCATCACAGGTGTAAGGCGACGGGTATGAACCGTCTATCCGTCCGGTGAAAGGCTGTCCATTCTTTGCGCGCCCAGCGATAGGCCAGCCAAGATGGAAGTCGCAGAGCCATTCCGCATGGCCGCCACATACGATGCATTCATTCGGGTGGGTGGTCATGCTGTTTCGATTTCCAAGTTCTCGACGCTCTGGATTCGATCGCCGATCCACCGCATCACGGGCACGGCCATGCTGTTGCCGAGTGCCTTGTATCGCGGGCCGTCCGGAGCCTTCAAGCCTGGCAATAGCGTGTAATCGTCCTCGAAGCCTTGGAGACGCTCGCACTCGCGCGGGATAAGGCGTCGCACCGCCGATCCGTGCATGACGGCTTGATGGCCACCGCCGTTGGTATGGCTATTGGCGTGGCCCATCGACCGCTGCGTCGCGGCGATGTCGCCGACGGCGAACCCGTTGCGCCCGCTGGCTTTGCAGTCGAATGCGATGGCTGGCGCGTGCGCAGACGCAGAGAGCGGGTGACACGGACCACCGGCTTGCGGATTGCTGCCGTTCTCTGGGCTCGTGATCTGGGTGGTGTCGAATGCGATAGCACCGACTCCGATACCAGCACGGCCACCGTTCGGCGTAAGCACGGCATTCGCTGTACCGTCCTGGCGGTATTCGAGCTGGTGCTCACCGTCACGGCCACGAATCGCGAGTGTGTAAGGTTGAACGGGCACGAGAGGCGTTCCTCGGCCGGTACCGTCTTCGCTGGCATCGAAACCTTCGGCGCGCAGCGAATGAGCAACGAGCAACGTCTCCGTCTCCGTCTCCGCATCGATTCTCTGATTGCTCGTCGTGAGTGCGCGAGCAATCGTCGGGATCATCAGCCCGTCTCGGCCATCGCCTCCGCACGCTCCGCTACCGTCGAGAGCGCTGCGCGTAAGGGTTCCGGCAACTCTTTGCCCCGCTTCGCGGCGCGGCGCAGGATGCCCGAGCATGCTTTCGCGCTCAAAAAGTACCGCTGCGGGACGTCGCCAGTCTCCAAGATATCCGACAACGAACACACGCCGACGTCGCTGAGGGACGGCGCGAGCGTGTGATTCCACTCGGACGTACTGAGCGTCAAGAACGCGGTAGGCGAACCCATACCCGAGTTCTGCCAAGCCCCCGAGGAAGGTGCCAAAATCCCGGCCCTTGTTCGATGACAGTACACCGGGGACGTTTTCCCAGACCAACCAGCGGGGAGCATAGCGGCGAGCAATGGCAAGATAGGTGAGCATGAGGTTGCCACGCGGATCTGCCAGTCCCTTTCGGAGTCCCGCGACGCTGAAGGACTGGCAAGGGGTTCCGCCGACGAGAAGATCGATAGTTGCATCGGGCCAGTCCTTGAACTTGGTCATGTCGCCCAGGTTGGGCACGTTGGGGTAATGGTGGGCGAGTACGGCCGACGGGAAGCGCTCGATCTCGGAGAATGCCCACGGCTGCCAGCCGAGCGGATGCCATGCGCACGTCGCGGCTTCGATGCCCGAGCAGACGGACAGATAGCGCAGCGGTCGGCAGTCGCCCAGAATGGTCTCGTTCTGTCTCATGCTAGGATTCCTCCGACTATGTTCAGAGGAAGCAAAAGATGGTGACGGGAAATATCAACTCTGTTCTCGATGGCGAAGATCGAGTCACGTTCAAAGTGAGAATCACCAACGGCGAGAAAACTTGGACGTTTGATGGATTTGCTACACATGACGCGTTGCTCTTGATCAATGCGACGTCTGCCCCACTCACAACGTTTGAGGCAAAGCGTTCGGACTATTCCCTGCGAGCACAGGAGCTTTGGTGTCAGAAGGAACCATTGTCTGGTGCTATGTTCCTGGTGACCGTCGACAATCTGGTTGGCGGTTATGTAGTGGGCAACGGTTAGCATCACGCCCCCTCAGCGCCATCGACGCGCTTCATAAAGCAAATCCAATGCGTGTCGGCGCGCTTGCCTGACTTGTGGCCAAACAGTGGTTCGTGCGGCGTAAGCGCCAGGATCTCGCTGACCTTGATCTGCACTTCGTTCCACTTGAAGATCAGAATGCCCTCGTGGTCGAGGACGCGGAAGCACTCGGCGAAGCCGCGCCGAATGTCGTCCTGCCAGTCGTCCGAGAGAATTCCGTATTTGGCGCGCAGCCAGCTCACGAGCCCAGCCCGGCGCAGGTGTGGCGGGTCGAACACGACGAGCCGGAAGCTGCCGTCCTCAAACGGCATATCGCGAAAGTCCATCTGCACGTCGGGCTTGATGTTCAGTGCGCGCCCATCGCACAGCATGTGTTCCTCGTCGCGGATGTCTCCGAACAGGACGCCTTGATTCTTCGGATCGAACCAGAACATGCGACTGCCGCAGCATGGATCGAGGATGGTTTGGGTCACGATGCATCCCCCGATGTCTGTGATGCGACACGTTCAGCGGCCCGCATGCCGAGTGCGAACCCGATCCACATGGTGTCGGTGTCCGGCGTCACGTAGTGTGAAAACTTGCCGTTTATCACCATGGCACCGAGTGGGGTGTTAGCTGCCAGTAGAGCCGTTTCCTTGATCGACTTCTCGAAGTAGTGGCGCATTTCCTCGACGGTGATGCACCCCGGCTTGTCTTTGATCGTGATCACGATTTACGTTCCCCCGCAGAGCGCTGGAACTCGATAACCCACACCCAAGGGTTGGCGTCCCACGATCCGGGGCCGTTGATGTCCGTCCAAAGCAACTCGAAGCAGCGGCGAGCGCTGATTGTGTTGGCGGTGTCGAACGGTTCGCCGTAACTGAGACGAGCACCCTCCGCGATCGCATCCTCATCGCTGATGCTCATCAGTCGTTCAATGCGCACGCCAGTGATTTCCAGTACGAGACGGCACATCGAACGAGGCATGTGGATCGCGGGGCGCTTGCGTAGCTCGTGTGGCTCTATGAAGTCAGGATCGTCAGATTCGCCGTAGCCCCATGCCGCCGCGTTGCGACCTTCCTCGGATTCAACGAAGACAGGTCCGACGTAGCCGTTGCGTTCGACGTTGTAAGTCGTCTCACGCACCCACAGGTGGTCGCCGACAACGCCGTATGGACTTCCGGCGCTGGCGCCCCAGCCGTATGCCTCCTGCGTGCAAAAACGGCGTTGGGTGTCCTCGTCAAAAACGGCTATCCAGTGGTCGCCACGCTCTTTTAGGCCAATGGCCGCAGGTGAACCGATCACCCACGCACCCTGCATCCCAACGGCGCGGCCGTAGTTTGGACGCCACTGCGGCTGCGGCGTCATCACTCTCCGCGTTTGCGTTTTCGAGCCGTCGAGGATTGCGCGCACCATCGGCGCGCTGAAGAGGATAGGGCGCTCTTTCACGATTTCCGCTCCTCCGCTGCCTGATTGGCGGCAATGGCGGCGTCGATGGCTTCGCGCAACTGTTCGGCGATGGTGGGAGCATCCCTATCGGCGCGCATGTCGCGCTCCTCGTCGTACGGGTCGACCAGTACCACGCCTCCATAGCCATTCTCGAATTCGATGCGGACCCGCCAGCCTTCCGGGAGACTCCCACATGCCTCATAGATAAGAGGGCCGACTTTGGCCTCTCGGTGAGGCTCCCCGCCATCCGCCGACAGCGCGGCGCGGGCTTGCCATGCCAGCCATGCGCTGTGAGTATCGCTATGCGCAGCCTGTTCTTTCGCATTGATCTGAAGCCCGGCAGCATTCGCGGCCATTTCCAACAGTTCTCGATCAGTCACGCATCCCCCTTCGCCTGATTGGCAGCAATGGTGACGTCGTAAATCTTCACCAAGCGCTGCATTTCCTTGTTGCAGATGGCGATGATCCGCTGCGCGGCGCTGTATGAGTCATTGCGGTGAATTGTGCCGTTCTCCAAGACGCCTACGATTGCACCGAATATATTTAAGTCAGAGTGGGCGTGTACGATATTCATGATGTCGTCTCGATTCATTGCACGTCCTCCTGTTTTGGTGCCATAGGAGGTTCAGCGGGCCATGCTGCCCCGGCGATAGCCTTCCTAAGATCGGGAAATGCGAACTCCATACCGGCGACGGCTTTCACAACATGATCGATTGGATCGTCGTATGCGCCTTGTTCTTCGAGAAGCGCCTTATACGCGTACACGATTGCGTCCCAACCGTTCGTAGTTTGTGCAGCGAACGATTTCCGCCACCTGTCGGTGTGTTTTCGGGCGGTCCAAACACCTGTGGCGTCATCAATGATGTTGTCCTCCCCGCCATCCGCCGACAGCGCGGCACGGGCCTGGGCTTCCATTCGGTTCACAACATTTATTTCGTGGTTCCAGTACGCCACGCTGGCGGTATCGTTCGCGTCTAATGCTTCTTTCCGCTGCGCCGCAAATACAGCGACGATGTTGTCATGGTGGGTTGCGATGTCAGTCAACAATTCCCGTACATCCCGGCCCACCTTTACCGGCGGCGGCACGGCACGGGCGGCGGTAAACAGGCCATCAAGTTGTTTATCCGTCACTTCGATATCCAACGCGTCCAGCCATTCGATGATGGTTTGGCGATCTACATGCCGCCGCTCATCCCCGCCCACCTTCGCGGGAGACGTGAGGGCTGCGCATGCAGCACGCCAGCCGCCGAGCACGTAGTTGACAGGGTGAGGCTCATCGCTAGGCGTCCCGGCATAGTTGCGGACTTCGTTGGCGATGCGGCGAAGATCATCGCTTGTCGGATCGTCATCGCGTGGCTTAAAGATGTCGTGATTGCTATCCATTATTTTTGCTCCTTCTCGGGAGACGTGAGGGCGGCGAGTTTGAGCGCATTGGCGCTCGGCTTTGGCTCGAACAACTCAACGCGGGCGACGGCAAATTTACGGTCGTGTTTCAAACCAAGCGCGGCATGCAGATAAGCTGCCTTGTCAGCGCCTGCGCGGTCGCTGTGCGCCCCATCGGATAGCGTGGGGTTTCCGTGCATGTCGATGTCAGCAAGCCACCATTGCACGCGCTCGCCGCCATTCACGGGCGCGGCGTTCATTGCCTTGAAGCGAACGATGGCAGAGTTCCAACCGAATGCAAATTCAAATGACGAATCGTCCTTTTGTGGGATGCACTCATCTGGGTATCGAATTGCCACCGGCTTAGAGGCGTTCACGGGCGCGGCGTAGACAATGCGTTTCGGGCGGTCTTTAATCCGTTCAAATTCGGCATGGCTCACATCGTCCCAGCCGCCATAGACACGAGCCTGATAGATCGCTTCCTGCCCTGCGCTCTGTGCGGCTACCATATTGCGCACGTCCGCAACATGGTTCGATACCTTTTCGGTGGGGGCGCCGGAATGGTCTGCGCTCTGTGCGGCTGGCGTGGGGGCGGCGGCGAGCATGGCGGCGTAGCTGTCGCCCGGCCACATATGCGATTGCCCCACCTTGATCATTAGGTCAGTTGGTTCTTTCGGCACAAGCTGATGCGTTGTCGCATCAAACGTCACGGTATTGAGGTCAGACATTCTGGCTCTCCTGTTTTGCGTCGTCGTCCAGCAGTTCGGCGCCGCGAAATGCTCCAGCGACCGCCTCGTCGACGGTTCTGTGCCCGCTATCTGTCCACCAGCCGTCGTACAGAAAGCCGCCGTCCGGATGCTTGACGGTGATGTACCAGTCGTTGGTGTAGTCCTCGTCTTGGGCGACGTGAATCCAGTAGCCGTCTTGCCACCATCCGGAAAACTCAGACGGCGAGTGCGCCTCCACTTGACCGGCAGCGATTGCGAGTTGAATCGGCGTGAGAGCGATCATTCTTCGTCTCCGTCGTCACTGCCGTCGAAATCACCGATTTCGTTGTCCATGCAGTTAAGGCAACAGCGATAGCTGCCCCAGTAGTCGCCATCCACGAGCGCCTTTTCATAGCGGTGCAGCTCTCCGACTGCGATTTCGTGAGGCTTTGCGCCGCGCGCCTGACCGAGCCAGCACGAATGGGGCTTGCGTGCGGTGACCAGCTTCACGGTGCGGCACTTGATATCGGCGTCCTCGCCCATGAACAGGTCATGCGTGAGGTATTCCGCCTCGGTGTGCCGCCGGAGCGCCTCCACCACTGAAGGCGGCGCAGGATCGGTATTCAGCCCTTCCGGGCGGGGGTCGTAGGGGCTCATGGCGGCGCTCACTTGATCTCGATGTCCGGGACGATGACCGACGGCTTGAAAGTCACGCGATAGTGATAGACGCTGGCCTTTGCCGGTTCGAGTTGCTCGATGAAGTAGGTGACGTTGTCGGACAGACCGAGGAAGTGCTTCTTGTACTCGTTCGCCCCGACCTTGCAGACGATGGCGAGCTTCGTCGATGTGCTGTCGTTGTCTCGTGAGCAGAGACCTTCGATGGTCAGCATGTACTCGCCAGTGATGCCGTTGTAGAAGACGATGCGGCGGTTGATCTCGAAATTGTCGGCGGCCTTGGAGAGGTTCTTCGAGGCGACAGATGCATCGTTGCAACCGGACAAGGTGATCGCGAGCAGCGCTGCGCAGAGGACGGAAAGAAGTTTCTTCATGCCTTGCTCCTGTAGGCTTTCGTGAGGGCGGCGTTGACAGCATGGCCGCGCTGCCTAACGACGTTGGCGAGTGCCGCACGATCGTTGTGGCTGTGAGTGGCCTGCCGAAGCAAGCCAAAGTAGCTATTGGCGGTCTGGTGAACGTCCTCCGGGGCTGCCTCTGCCACGCGCTGAAGTGCCGCAGTCATCGTTCGCTGCCGCGTCGTTCGGCGCCACGGCTTGATGAGGTGACCAACGAAATCGATGCCTCGTGAAATCGGCTGAAGGATGGTCTTGCTCGGGTTCAGGCGTAGATCCAGACCGGACAGCTTGTTCTCGATGCTCTCTCGCGCCCTGTTGAGCCATGCAGCATCCTCGTGAAGCAGCACAAAGTCATCGACATAGCGGATGTAGTGCGGCGCTCGAATCCGGTGCTTGACGTGCTGGTCGAGGTCATCAAGCAGCACGTTGGCAAAGAACTGGCTCGACAGATTTCCGATCGGCAGCCCGTGCGTAGCCAGAGCGTTGAACAGGCTCTTGTGCGCGGGCACGCGAGCCAGTTCGCGTTGGCTTCCACGCACCTCGACATCGAGGCGCGGGTCGTGCATCAAGATCGTCTCGGCCAGAGCCATCCACCACGGCTCAAAGACTCGGCGACGCAATTGCTCGAGCAACACCGTCTTGTTGATGCTGACGAAGAAGTTCGCCAAGTCACATTTCAGGTAATTCGACGGCCGGCTCCAGTTCCGGGTGCTGCTGCGCACCTGATGCTCTAGACGCCGTGCTGCGTACAACGTGCCTCGTCTGGGAATGCAAGCGCACGAATCGGCGACGAACCTTGCGTGGAAGCGGGGTGCGATGTGGTTGTAGAGGAGGTGATGGACGACGCGATCGCGAAAGCCGGCCGCCCACACCTCGCGCGGCTTTGGCCGCGTGATAACGAAACAGATGGACCGACCTGGGCGATACTCGCCGCTTGCCAGTTCCTCGTGCAAATCGAACAGATTCCGCTCTACATGCTCCTCGAAAGCCTGTGCACTGGCGCTGGTGCGCTTGTTGCGGCGGCAATCGAGGTACGCTTGTACGAGCGGGGCGAACAAGTTGGATTCTGCGGACGGCAACGGCTAGGCCCTCGTAGCTCTTGTGGTTGTTGTTCGTGTTGCCGTTGTTGAGGTTGCAATTCCAAGCGTAGGCAGCGTGCCTGTCGCGCTATGTAAGCTGACACCCCGAAGGTTTTCGCCGATCAGGGCGGAAGCTGCACCGGACTCGGCCCGCACTGAGGCGGCGGTATCCGTTGTGTGCCTGTCGGTGGGCTTGTGACCCAGCGGCGCGACCAGATTCCGGCGCGCGGGCATGAGAGCCTTAACTGTCATGCTGCAGGCGCCTTGTTCGCGGACTTGAGCCACCCACCAGCCTGCTTGCCAATGCTGCCCAACAACTCGATAGACTCGGCCCACAGCTTTGGCGAGAGATATCGAGCATCGTGCCCGACGTGTAGCAATACCGTTACGGTGCGCTGTATGGTCAGCAACCTTTCGATGTACTCGGCGCGTGCCTCACGTTTCGAGGCGTTTGCGAGCGCCATCAGGTCGAGCATGTCCACGCAATGTTGGGTAATCTTCTCGCCCAAAATGCGCTTCATGCTGCGTGGCATTTGCTCTTGCACCTTCAAGGCAAGCGACAACAGTTGAACGCCTTTGCGGTGAATGGGCAGTGATGAGTGCAGGGCCATTTGGCGGGGCTCAGTTCGAAAGGATTAAAGGACTAAATCAGAATCTGCGGACGGCAACGGCTAGGCCCTCGTAGCTCTTGAGGTCGGAGTCCGTGTAGCCGAAGAGGTCGCAAAGCCAAGCGTAGGCAGCGTTCTGTTCGTACGCGTCATCGGTCCAGAACCAGCCTTCTTTGGGTAGGTGCGGCCTGCAGTTCGCGAGCAACAGGCGAGCTTCGTCGCGTGTCGGTCGGCTATAGCCGAGGTTCTTCGCGAATTCAGCAGAGCCTTCCCACGAGTGCGCTGCCTCGGGGGATACGGCGACAAGGGCCAGACGGTGCTTTAGCGTGCCGTCCTCGTTGAGAACTTCGCCGGCGTAGTGCTCGCCGGGGCGCAATTCGACGACGGCGGCGGGGATTTCAATTCGCGTCGTCTTCGGCGTGGCGACCGCTGCGAGTAGTGATGCGGTCAGTTTTGCCAGCTCGGTTTGCTTGGCGTAGACGGCTTCCAGCGTGACTTGGGTCATTGCTTGTGGCTCCAGTGCAGTGCGTTGAAAGGATTGAAGGATTAAGCCGTGAGGGGAATCAAGCGGACGGCAACGGCTAGGCCCTCGTAGCTCTTGGGGTTGATGAACGTGTAGCCGCAGCCGAGGTGGCAACTCCAAGCGTAGGCAGCGTTCTGTTCGTACGCGTCATCGGTCCAGAACCAGCCTTCTTTGGGTAGGTGCGGCCTGCAGTTCGCGAGCAACAGGCGAGCTTCGTCGCGTGTCGGTCGGCTATAGCCGAGGTTCTTCGCGAATTCAGCAGAGCCTTCCCACGAGTGCGCTGCCTCGGGGGATACGGCGACAAGGGCCAGACGGTGCTTTAGCGTGCCGTCCTCGTTGAGAACTTCGCCGGCGTAGTGCTCGCCGGGGCGCAATTCGACGACGGCGGCGGGGATTTCAATTCGCGTCGTCTTCGGCGTGGCGACCGCTGCGAGTAGTGATGCGGTCAGTTTTGCCAGCTCGGTTTGCTTGGCGTAGACGGCTTCCAGCGTGACTTGGGTCATTGCTTGTGGCTCCAGTGCAGTGCGTTGAAAGGATTGAAGGATTAAGCCGTGAGGGGAATCAAGCGGACGGCAACGGCTAGGCCCTCGTAGCTCTTGTGGAGGTTGTCCGTGTGGCCGTAGCCGGGGTAGCAAAGCCAAGCGTAGGCAGCGTCATCCTCGTCGCCGGTGTCATCGCTGAGCAGATCCGCCGTGTAATACCAGCCGCCCTCGGCGAGTTCTTCCTTCGTCGCGCTCAAGCGCAAAAGGTGGAACACCGAGCGCGTAGGCAGTTCACCGCCGGCCTCACGGGCCCAATCGACGCATGCCTGCCAGTTACGTTGCTCGGTCGCCTTATTCGGCAGTAGGATGACGGCGCAATGAGTGCCATCCTTTCGGGTTGTCACGCCGAGGAACGTACCGCCGGCCAGCTCAGCGCGCAGCGGGGGCACGGTAGCTAAGGAAATGGTCTCGGGGATCGCGGCAGCGGCTGCGTGATCGGTCATTTGTTGCTCCTCAAAGTGAATTCGGCATTTGGATGGCAGCCGATAGCCGGAAGAAAAGCCGGGCCCTGTGTTAGCGGCCCAAAGTACGGGGAATCTATGCAGGGTGCCGCTCGCCGTTTGGCTGCTTGGTGTACTCACGCCATTCGATCCAGCGTCTTGGCGTATGGAAGCCCCAGTTGCGCTGCCACGGCCCCATGATGAAAAGGGACCATGCTTCCTTGCCTTCGGGGATTTCGAGACGATGCCGGTCAGTTGCGCGGCGGAATACGATCGCACCGGGGCCTCGCCACACCCGTCGGTATCCGCGAAGCAGTGAGGTTTCGGGCTGAGAGTCGAGCCGCGCCGGCTGACTTTGCTCGGTCGGTACGATTTCCCAGTACCCGCCGCGCAGGACGATCGAGACATTCCACCAAGGGTGGTCGTGCAGATCGCGACCGGCGTCGCTGCGGATCGTGCGATGAACTCGTGCGCCCCAACTGGTGTCGCGTCGGCCGTCCTCGGCAGCGGTGGCATCGTGACCGCGAGGCTTCTTGAGCCACCACCGGTCCATGTAACCCGTGAGATCGAAGTAGGGCGTGCGCTGAGCGCGCCGGACGATGGCGTCAACAATGAATGCCGGAAGGGGGATTCGCACGGATACTCTCCTTTAGATCCATGGCCGCCTCGACTGATCGCCTCACGATCGTCGCGCGGGTCTGGGAGCAGCCCAGGTATTTGCGGATTTCGGTGACGGTCGGTCGCAGTTCGCCGGCGGCGACTGCCTCAAGGACTCGGCCCACTTCCGTGGGCACCGTCATGGGTTCTGGCGAGGTGGTCGCGGCTTGCATCTTGTCGTGACTCGGCGGCGTGACTGGCGTTACTGGCACGACCGTTACCCCGTTACTCCCTTGGTGGGCGGGTGTTTCGGCCGCATCGGTCACGACGGCAGGGCGGAGCGCGAGCAACCACGCAAAGCACGCGACTGCCTCCAGTACCAGCGCGAAAGCGAGTCCGGCGAGCAGGTCGGCGCGACTGGTTGACCATCCTATGGCGGCCAACGGCCCGGTAACCGGATCAGCCTGAGCGACGTCGCGGGCGGCTACTGCGCGGTCTTGCTGCGACCGGTGCCGAGCGGCTTCGGCCTGCTCTACGCCGATCGCGTCCAGCTTGGCAGCCAGTGCCGTGCGTTCCGCCGTAAGGCTGGGGCAGGGCTCGGCGCACCGTCGGGCGTTCGCTCGGGCCAGTCGCGCTACCGCGTCCGCCCGGTCACGTGCAATCGCGGTCAAGTCGCGCCCCTGCGGAGTTACGACCGGTACCGCTGCCGCGCGTAGTTCGCCGGCATGCCGCGCGGAGGTCAGGAAGAACACGGCGTGCCCGTAGCAGGTGGCCGCGACGCACCCGAACCAAATCACGGCGCCAGCCGCCCGGACGGCCCGGGCATGCGGTCGGCATAGGGCGGGCAGCAGATGTGCAGCTATGACCAGGACAACCCCGACAGCAACCCACAGTGCCCGCTCGGCAGGCAGGCCGCCACGTTGCATTCCCGACAGAACTGAAAGGCATACGGCCGTGATCGTCGCGGTGAGGGCGAGCATGGCCGCCAAGGTGCGTGTCGACACGACCGTCAGCCTAGCAACGGCCGGTCGTCCGGACGTTCGCCGCCGACGGCCTCGATCAGGTCAGCGATCAGGCGAGACAGTTCGCCGGCCATCAGCACAAAGTCCGCGTCGAACTTTTCAGCTTCGCCTTCGGCCGTCGGGTCGGCAGCGTCCTTGATGATGTCGAGCGGCGTCACGCGCTTGATCACGAACGCGTCGGTCAGCACGAACGAGATGCGGTCATGCCACGTCATCGCGAGGCGCGTGGAGCGCTTGCCCGATTGGATGTGGCGGCGGATATCGTCGCCGTCGAGCGGAAGGCGCACGTAGCGCACAGCTGCCTTCTCATCGGAGTTCGAGCGCAACTCGACGTCTTGGTCGACAGTGAATCCCGCCGGTGCGTCATTGCCTGCGAGCCACGACGTCATGACGGCAACCGGCGCTTCGTTCAGTTGCACCTGCGCGATGCCGATGTCGATCGTTTTCAGCAGCAGGGCGATGACGTCGTGTGCCTTCGCGGTGGCCGCTGCGTCGATCACGAGCCATCGATTCACCGGGTCAATCCAGAGGCGTGTGTCACGCCGAATATCGAACGCTTTCGGCAGCAATTCGTCGGTGACCTGTTCCTTGAGTTCGCGCATCTGCTTGCGCCCTGGCTTGAAGCCTTGCTGTTCTTCAAGTGCTGCTGCCTTGGCGCGTGTTACCTGATTGATGACAGAGGCCGGCAGCAGCTTTTTCTCTGCACGCAGGGTCATCAGTATCTGGCGATTCACGATGTGGGCGATTTCGCCGTCTTCGCGTGGTGAGGCCCAACCGGCCGTGTGCATCTCCATCGAAGTTGGCTTTCGGAAAGCCTGCTTGCCGAGGCGTTCAATAAGGCTTGCAGGGCTGAGAGTCCAATCGGAGATTCGGTAAATCTGGAGGTTGCGGAACCACATGGGCAGTTTCCTTGCGTTGGTGATGTGACGGCGCTCACTCGTCGCTTTGAGTGATGGTCTTGATGTAGAAAGCGAGCGCGGCGATCAGGATGGGTGCATGCTTTTCGAGGGCGTCCCGGCGTGCCTGCTTGGCTTCGAACTCCTCACGGATGCGCGGTGATCCGGGACGGGGAGGAAGCCGCGACGGCTGGTGATTCATGAGCGGGCGCAGAGCCTTCCAAGCGCGCTGCGCTGCCGCCCGCTTTGCGGCAGTCGTCATACACCGGCTTCCCACCTCACATAGAGGCAGGCGACGACGAGAACGCCCCAGATCGTCCAGGCGACTGTCTGATGAGTGCGAATCCACTTGTCGGCGCCGTTGACGGTCCAAATCAGGATGCGATCGAACATTGGCGCCTCACTTACATGCGTCGCGGTACCCGGAGCGATATGCGAGCGCGGTGGAGCGGCAGGGGCGGCCGAGCATGGCATCGTGCCAGCCAGTCTGGTACTGACGAATCTCAGTTGCGAACATGCTGTCCTCCTCAGTTGAGTCGAATGGTTGCGGCCTTGGTCAGGAAGCTTGAGCAGACAGCGCCGGAGACCAATACGCCGGTAGGGCCCCTGGCGGTGAATGCGGTCGAATAGTCATCGTTATCGCCGCAGCCGTAGAAGCTGTAGCCGTCGATGTGCACGTCCGTGTATCCGGCGCCCACAAGAGCCCGTCGCGCCGTATCGGAATCGGTGCAGGCAGAGAGAAGGGCGAGCAGAGCCGCGAGTGCGACGAGCCTCATGGGGAAACCTCATTTGGAGTGTGAAGGGAGCCCACAGCAGGACACCGGGGCGATGCGGCTTAACCATGTCCGCCATGGGCCTGTGAGCGGTCAGGCTCGCTCCACAGCAACACTCGGCCGATCAAAGTAAGAGGCCGAGCGTGGTTTGATCTCGCGCGAGAATCTCGCGAAGTTTGTTCAAGCTGTTGCCCCCCCCCCCACTCACGATAGGGAAGTTGGACACGCGCACGAGTTCGGATTCGGCACAGTCTCGCCACGCGGCAGACTCCGTCGCATCTGCTCTGGCAATCCATCCGGGTACGCGCCCGCAGGCCTGACGAATCTGTTCACGGACGGTTTTAATCTCATCCACAACTTTCGTTTTGGCGAGCTGGATCTCTAGCGCCTTCTTGGTCGCTGCCATTTTGCTATCCGATAGATGGGCGCGCGAGACGAACGTGGCGCGCAGGGGATGGAGCGGGCTACCGGGATCGACCCGGTGTATTCAGCTTGGAAGGCAGGTGCCTGACTACTCGGCCAAGCCCGCGAGGTACCTGCGATGTAAAATTGCCAAAACACAACTCGGGGAAGTAACAATGAAAAAGCAACTACTTCTTGCAGTGGCGATCGCACTTTCGACGTCAATGGCTTGGGGAGCCGACTGGCTAAATGTCTATAAGACAAAGGCTGAGGATCTCAGTCTTGATGTCGAGAGCATTTCCACCAACAACGGCTATGTCGCCGTGTGGGTTCGTCGCGACATTCATGATTCGAAGAGTGGTCTGAAAAGTGGTGGGAAACCCGTCCGGCGACTAATGATGAGATGGACCATCAACTGTCACGAAAGGACAATGGCGACTGGGGCAGCGACGGCCTATGGGGCGAATGGAACCGTGTTGGGGTCGATTGACGGTACGCCCACAGTGTTTTCGGACGTCGTGCCGGACTCGAACGGTGACACCGTTATGAAAGTCGTCTGCCCTTAACCGCGCGGCCCCAATTTCACCCTCAAGAGAGCAGACCCGAGATCCTGATCAGATCGGGGGAAGAGGGATACGGGGTCTTTAACGTCGCCGCGCCGACGCGGATCTGCTCACTTGAAGGTTCTGGACGAATAAGGCGAACAAATTCTTGCGATAATAAGCATGCCGAATTGATCGCATGATCGGCATCCACTAACCACGTTTTGCAAGGAATTATTCATGGCCCACAATCCACAAGACAAAGCTCATGAGCTACTAGTTGCGCTTGCGCAGGGCGGCCGACTGGAGCTGAAAAACGCCTTTGGCGGCACTGCTGCTGGGCAGAAAGATGCGGGCGAGGCTGCAGGGGCATATATCGACGCCCTGTATCGAAGTCTCGTGAAGACGTATTCGCAGGAATAGACCTCGAAAGTTCTCTGTTCTCGTGCATATGGCGCGGCTCTCGGAAGAAAGCCGCCTCATGTACAGCTCACGCAGTGCCCCGGCTACACCCGGTCTAGCCGGCTCCGGGGTCTCCTGCGTTTTGTGTCGATTACCTCGCCATCGACACGATGTGTGGGCGCCGCGGTGAACTGCGGAAGCTAGTCGGGCCAGCCGACCAACCATTTCCGCGTTTCCAGACCGACTCATCCACGCGTGTGGGAGATGTGTGCGCATGGCGGCGCTATGGCCGCGTGACACCTTTTATCCAATGAATTGTGTTCGAGAGGGCAGGCCCGACTGCGGCGTGTCATCAGAGCGATCCGGCTGGGCCGGTGGCGCGGGTATGTGCCTGCGTTGGAATGAATTAAACACCATGTTTATGTTTGTGTCAAACGTGACGTTTAGTTTTGTTGTGCCAGTTCAGAGAATGAGCAGGTGGCTGCTCGGGGGGGCGGGGGACGTAAAAAAGCCCGCTCGGGGCGGGCTTTGGGCGATGACGACGACTACCTTCGCCGATATCGTCGGTGTTCGACCATGACCCCAACAATGCGGACCGGTTCGCGCTCGTTGCTAATCGTCGGATAGTCTGGATTCAGCGGCACCAGCGCGAAGATCTCAATTCCTTCTGTGCTGGTGCCCCGCGGCTGATACGTCTTGAATGTTGCCTCGTCGCGCCCGTTGGTGGCCACAACGAAGTCCCCAGCGATCGGGCGGACCGTCGGATCCACGAGAATCCGGTCGCCTTCTCGAAAATCCGGCTCCATCGAACGGCCCTCGATCTCAAGCGCGAAAGCGCTATCAGACAGGTCCAGATCTGTAAGCAGATACTCGAACGCGTCGCCGGCGGGGAAGGGCGTGACCGTCTCATGCATCAGTCCAGCCTGCACGCTACTGATCAAGGGTATGCGCCGCTTACCGACTTCTGCGGGGCGCACATTCATGGGGCGCTCCATAGGGCCGGTACCATCACGCAGCCATGCGGGTTCAACCCGCAGGAAGTTTGCCAGAGTGATTACTTTTTCGTCCTCGACCTCTTCAGTAGAGCCACTGAACCACAAGGCAACGGCCGACGGACTGATACCCCCAGCTTCCGCGATATCGGACTTCTGCCGAACACCGCGCAGGCTCATCGCGTAATGCAGCCTGGCTGCAAAGCTCTCCGGGCGGTACGAATTCAGGTACTTCGGGACCGGCTTTTGCCCAGGCCCAATGAGTGACGGAATGCGCCGATTCCCCTTGCCAGTGATAAGCCAAAACATATTGAAGCCATACGCTTCTTGAATACGGGCGGCTTGATCGTGGCCGATATCCGGCAGTTCGCCAGAAAACCATTTCGCCGTCGTGCCTGGCGCCGCACCAACGGTTTCTTCCAGAGCCTCCGGCGCGATTCCAGCTTCGTCCAAAAGGGCTGATATGCGCTGGGCGAGGCCCTCATATGCCCGCGTTGCTGTGGGTCGGTTGTCGATGTTCATGGTCATGCCGGAGCCTACCGGCGGCGATATCGCCGGTGCTCAACCATCACGCCGATGATCCGAGCCGGCTCATGTTCGCTGTTGATGGTTGGATAGTCTGTGTTCAACGGGACCAACTCAAACACCTCGCGGCCGCCCGCTCCGATGCCCCGTGGCCGGTACTTCTTGAACGTAGCTTCTTCGCGCCCATTTTTCGCTACAACGAAGTCGCCCGGCTGGGCTTGTAGACCTGGGTCGACGATGATGCGATCACCTTCCTTGAATTCTGGCTCCATCGACTGCCCTTCGATCTCGAGTGCGAATGCATGCTCGGACAGTTGAAGGTCGGTCAACAAATACTCGAACGCAACGCCGGGCGGAAACGGGTTAACCGCTTCGGTCATCTGGCCTGCCTGGACGCTGCTTATCAGGGGGACTCGCCGCATTCCAATATCGGCCGGGCGGATGTTGGTGTTGCCGGGATCGGCGCTTGAGAGCATTTGACCCTGACCATCATCGATCCAAGTGGCGCTGATGCCTAGCTCCCGCTGTGCGAGCAGTCGACCTTGCTTCGATACGCCATTGCCGCGGTAGGCCCAGTTATTAATCGTCTGCTCACTTTGATTCAACGCACGAGCGAGATCTGCGACGGACGAAATTGTCGGTCGCACCTGCTTGGCTGCGTCGAACAGCCGCCGAAAGGTCTGGTGCATCTCTTTTTCCATCCGCTAATGGTCGCTCAACTAAACATGTTGTTGATAAACGTCGTGTTTGCGTTTTTGCTACACATGATGTTTAATGCGGGCATGGACATCAGCAAAGTTGATCACCCTGATTGGGCGCTAATCGTGCGTCACGGCGGACCGGCCAAAGTGGCTCGGTTGCTGGGCTATGAGGCGAACGGCGGAACACAACGAGTTCAGAACTGGCGATACCGAGGTGTCCCTGCTGAGGTCAAAATCGCGTTCCCCGAAATTTTTCTCAGTGATCTCGTCCGACGGCGCCACCGATCGAGCGCCGACGCTGCAAGAGACAGCGCGGGCGCAAATCTTGAATGTGTTGGGGGCGGCGCTTCTGGAGATAGCCAATGATCTTAGTGAAATGGCTGATGGCCATGACTCGAAAGAGGCGGTGCGCGGGAGCGACGCGGATTCCCGCGCCGCTCGTCAGTCGGTGGCAGAAGGAAATGCAAGATGCGATCAGTGCAGCAACTTGCGGATCTGATCCTCGGCAGTTTGATCCTGAACTGCATTCAGCCCATCCGAAATCTGCCGGAGAACCATCGCAATGAGCGCTCGATTGTTCATCTCCTCGGGAAGTCCGGTGACAGTCGCTGAAAAATGCTGCGCCAAATCCGACTTTGAAAGCACGCCGGATTTCGACAGGTAGTCGGCCAAGGTTACGACGGCTGTCTGCGTGCCAGCAAGCAGGCCGACGATGACGTTCAGTTGTTCTTTGGTCATGAGCACTCCTAGATTGAGTGAACTGGTTGTGTGGAAACACCATTCTCGCATGACGGTGAGTGCTCATTCTTAGTCCTAGGTAGTTGGCAGTAGACAAAAAAATTTTCGACGGAAGCCAACCGGTAATTCAACCGGTAATCCGATGAAATGTCCCTATGAGGGAGCAACGCATGCAACAACAAGAAAACCTTGAAACCAGCACTGGTCATGGACTTGGCCGAATCGAACTTGACCTTTCTCGCCCGGCAAAGACGTTCGTCCCGACTGCCGCGCTTGATGCCTGTGAGAGCTACCGCGACGCCGTGCGCTTAGCGTGGGAGTCGCGCGCGAACCAGGGGATGACGCAACGATTCCTTGGAGTTGCCTGCGCGCTTTACGCGCCGCATGTCTCCGATTACTTGGCGAAGGACGCCGTCGATTCGAAGGGAAACCGTCGGCGTGACTTACCCGCCGAGAAGATCGACGAGTTCGAGCGCGTGGTTGGCAATCGTGCTGTGTCGCAATACCTGATGCGCAAAGCGATGCTGACGATCATGGAAGAGGTGATCGCGGCGAGGGCTGCATGACATATGTAGAAGCTCTCAAGCGAGCTAGAGAAGCTGCTCAGCGGGCGGCCGGCATAGCGGGTACGCAAGATGCGAAGGCATTTCAAAAGGCGCTCGAAGACCAAGTTTTGGGAGATCCCGAGCTTGAGGCGGCGTTCGTGATTGCCGGTTATGCCGTTGCCCAGTCCGAGACTAATACAAGGCACTGACCACCATGCTTGAAATCATTGTCCCGCTCGTCCCCATCTTCGCTGTGGCCGTTCCGACCATTCTGATCTTCCGAGGTTGATCAATGAAGACGCTCAATGAAATGTCAGGTGTGATCACTGCGCCCGTTGATGTGGTGAACGACCGAATTGAATACACGGTTACCGGGTGGGCCTATGCCGGGACACTCCAAGCTGAAGAGTCCGAACCGACGATGTGCATCGGTTGCGGCTCTGTCCGTAAGCCGACCGGCGAGATGCCGTGCGACCACTGAGGCGCGACCGTGAAACTGAAGCGCTTCGCCATATCGAACATGCTGGTGGGCTTGTATGTAGTTTTTCTCTGGCACAACGGGATTCGTTTCCCCGACCCGCAGTTATTTGTCGCCGCTATGTTCGCTGCCGCTTTCCAACTGGACGGGAGGTATCAATGAGTTCACATCGAGTCAATCAAGCGTGGGGCGTCGAGCTTCGCCACACCGAAAAGATCGTGCTGCTGGCGTTGAGCCACCACGCCGTTATGTCGACGGGCGAGTCGCAGCCGAAGGTGAGCCGCTTGGCGCGTGACTGCGGCATGTCGGAATCTGCGGTACGCGAGTCCATCAAGGCGCTGGAAGCAGCGGGGCATATCGCTACAGTTCCCGTTCGCCGCGGTGTGACGCTCTTTCGGGTGCTTGGTGCCCAGAACGGTTCCCAGGCATAACGATGGCGCAAGCGGCACAGGTGATCCAGTTCCCGGAGGCAAAGGCCCCTCAACTTGAGGACGGCTACTTGCGGATTGCGAACGAGTTGCGGCGCGCGATTACATGGGCGCGTTTGACTGCATACCAGCGTTGCATCCTCGACGTTGTGATGGCGCAGACCTACGGTTTCAACAAGCTCTCTGACGATATCGCGCGCACAAAGTTTGAGGACGAAACTGGTATCGATGCGTCAGACGTCCGCCGCACGATCAAGCAATTGGTCGAGATGAACATTATCACCCGTGCGGATGGCCGCTACGCGCATACGTATAGCGTGAACAAGCGCCACGGCACATGGGTTCTGCCTGATGCGCGCAAGCTCGTGAATAAACCGGGATTTGAGGAGGGGAATCACCCCCTTACAGGAGGGGATTCCCCCCGGAATGAGGGGGGGAATCCCCCTGTGGCAGGAGGTGAATCCCCCCCCTCAAAAGACAACCTCAAAACACAGAATCAAAAGACAACTTCAAAAGAAACCCTTTCGCGCTCGCTTCGCAAGCGCTTTGAGATTTTCTGGGTGGGGTATCCGAAACGGAAATCCAAGAAGACCGCCGAGAAGGCGTTCGCAAAGCTCAACCCTGACGAGCAGCTCTTCGACGACCTGATGGCGGGTCTAGGGCGGGCCAAGACATCGGGGCAATGGGCAAACCCGCAATACATCCCGCACGCCGCGTCGTGGTTGAACGCCGGTGGCTGGATGGACGAGATTCAATCCACCTACACCGATGCCGAACTGGCCGTGATCCGGGGTTACAACGAAGTTCTCGGGGAGCATGTCGGCAGAGTCGATGAGACCGTGTTCGTGGAGGAGCGGGCCGGCGCAATCCGTGCGTTGATCACTCTGGGCACCGAGAAGCGCCAGAACCCGGAGATGTGGCGCGATTACTTTCCATGGGTCAAGGCGAACGTCGAGATGCCGCCCACCGCCGGCTTCGACTGGCTAATCAGCCCGAAAGGCTTCACCAACGTGATCGGCGGTCAGCACAACAAGGCGGACAAGCGATGAGCGGCCAGGACAACAATCGACCGATCGCAGTGATCGAAGCCGAGCAGGCCGTTATTGGCGCACTGCTGTTCGATAACGATGCGATCGACCGTATCGCCGGGCTGAAGGCGGAGCACTTCTTCCGCGCCGATCATCGGACGATTTTCGCTGAGGTTGTCGCCATGCTCAGTGCAAACCAGCCGGCCGACGCGTTCACGGTATTCGGTCGTATTTCGGCCAAGGGCGGCGCTGACGCTATCGGCGGAATCGGCTACCTCAACGACCTAGTCGCCAGCCTGCCCAGCTCGGCGAATGTTGCGCACTACGCCGAGATGGTCATCGACCGTGCGCAGAAGCGTGGGCTCGCTGCCGCCGGATCGCGCATGCAGGAGATGGCGCACAACCCGAATGGAGCGACGGCCGGCGAACTGGTCGACCGAGCGCAGGCTGAGGTAGAGCGCCTTGCAGAGGGGCGTGCAGCTACCGCACCGATCTTGGCCGCCGAGGGCCTGTCGCACTTTCTGGTCGGGATGGAGCGTCGTTTTGACGGCGAGATCGACCCGGCGCGAACGGGTTATGACGCGCTCGACGACCGGATCGCCGGTGGCATGAAGGGTGGCGACTTGATCATCGTCGCGGCTCGCCCTTCGATGGGGAAAACGGCGTTCTCGCTCAACGTTGCGTCCAACGTAGCGGAAAGCAAGCCGACGCTGTTCCTTTCGATGGAAATGTCGGCAGAGCAACTACACGCGCGAATGATGGCACGCCATGCCGGGGTGAATTTCGGTCATCTGATCGAACCGAAGAAGCTGACCGACATGGAGTGGGGACAGTTACCCGCCGGGGTAAGCCGCATCAACGACCTATCCCTGTACTTCGACGATCAGCCGGGCCTGTCTCTGTTGGATGTTCGTAGCAAGGCGCGCGGCATCAAGCGTCGTCATGGCCTTGGCCTGATCGTGGTCGATTACCTCGGCCTGATGACCGGTGGGCAGGGAGACAACCGCACGCAGGAGATTGGTAGCTACTCGCGGGGTCTGAAAGCGCTCGCGAAAGAGTTGGACGTGCCGATCATCGCGCTCGCGCAGCTCAATCGCGAACTTGAAAAGCGCCCCAACAAGCGCCCCGTTATGTCGGACCTGCGGGATTCGGGCGAGATTGAGCAGGACGCGGACACGATCTTGTTCCTGTATCGCGACGAAGTTTATCACCCTGACAGCCCCGATCGTGGATTGTGCGAAGTGATCATCGGGAAGCAGCGCAACGGGCCGTTGGGCCATGTGGCGCTTGGCTTCCAAGGCGAGTTCCAACGCTTCTCCCAACTATCTGCCGGCGCGTCGTTTGGTCGCCGCGATGACGGCGAGCAAGCAAAGGGTAGGGCAACGTTTTGACGCGGGCCGAATGCTGGCGGCGCTTTGAGGAAGCGGCACGGGCGGCGCTAGTTGGTCACGGAAACATCGCACGGGCGTTTGTCTCATCCGTTCGGCGGCGCTGTGGCGATGAAGTGGCAGGTCAGCAAGAGAAGGAGTTGCGGGCGTACATCGAACACCTACGGAGGAAGGGCAAGTGAGCAGAAAGGGGCTGACGTTTCCCGAGGGCGCGGTGAGTAATGGCCGAGTTGGCACGGCGCGGATTCGCGAACAGATTGGTGCCACCGCTGCTGTGCTGGTGTCGACCGTTCCCGCGCCGCTGGCTCAGCCGATCCTCGCTATGGTCGAAGAGAAACGCTCGAAGTACAGCAACAAGAAGTGCGAAGTTGATGGAGTCAAGTTTGATAGCCGGGCAGAGGCTCGCCGATGGTCGCAGCTAGTGGGGATGCAGGCGCAAGGGGAGATTTGTGCGTTGGAGCGGCAGGTGGTCTATGTGTTGGCTCCTGGGGTCGTGATCAATGGACGGAAGGCCCCTCCACTTCGTTACGTCGCTGACTTTGTATGCGAGCGTGGTGAGGAAACCGTGATCGAAGACGTGAAAGGGGTGATCACGCCGGAATACCGGATCAAGCGTCACCTGATGGCATTGAAGGGTTTGAGCATCGTGGAGATCAAATGAAGCACGGGATTCTGGAGTCCATGGACAGAGGAGTCTGGTACTGCGTAGAAACGCTGTCCTCGCTTACGGGATATGCGCATCGAGAAACCAGAGACATGTGCCTATTGCTCGTAGGCGAGGGTTTGCTGGATATGGAGACTCTCAACGAGAAGCGTAGATTCCGCTTGGCGGTAACGAAACGCTCGTCGCGGCAGCCGGACTACACCTGCGTGCCGACGACGGCAACCGGCCCCTACCGTCCGCGCTGGACTCAACTCGAGGGTTACGGCTCTGCCAATGCGACATTCCGGGAACTCGCGGAGATGGTTCGGTGATGCGCCGTACGCCGATGAAACGAACGAGCTTCAAGCGCAAAGCGGGAAGCGCGCTCAACGCATTCAGTGGTAAGGCAGTCCTTCACGGCACGATGTTCAAGCGCAAGGCCCCGAAAAAGCGGGAGGGGCACGACAAGCGGATGTTGGTGGCCTGCCGCGGGGAGCGGTGCTACCTACGGGTGCCCGGTGTCTGCCTTCCGTCGGCCGATACGGTCGTGCCCTGCCATTCCAACGAACAGCAGCACGGCAAGGGGATGGGGATCAAGGCGCGAGACGAGTTCACGGTGCCTGGCTGTCAGGCCTGTCATGTGTGGCTGGATCAAGGATCCGCGCCGCGCGACCAGAAATTCAGCGTTTGGCGTTCCGCATACCGAGAGTGGGAGCCGGCGCGAGTTGCAAAGCTCTCAATCGAGGTGGACTGATGTCGGCGCTGCCTTCGCACTTTTATCAGGATCCAGCAAAAGTTATTGAAATCGAGGAGAGCAAAACATGCAAGGGCTGCTTACACAAATTGACGCTATGGGGATTGGAGTATTGCGCCAAGGAGCAGACGAAGCCGGGGGCGAAGAACATGCGCCGCTGCAAGCTCTACGAGACCAAAGAATGAGCACAAAGCGCGACCTCAATGTGCTTTGTGAGGAGTGGGCGGCGTGGCATCGTACCCGCCGCATCTTTGTTCCACCGCTCCCGGTCGGTTTGCTTGGCAGTATTCAGCCGCGAAAGGTCGGCCCCGAGCCGGACGCCATATGTTCGTCGGCGCTAAGTTTTTTCAATCTGGCCGTCTTGTCTCTCCCGGAGAGCCCAGAGAAGGAGGCGCTCTATCTTTTCTACATCCACCGGGTTTCGCACATCAAGCGCGTGGCCTCCGCGTTGGGGATTTCGCGCGATGCATTCTACAAGCGTGTTGAGAGCGGGCGCGCACAGGCCTATCGGGCATATTGTCGAATGGTTGAATGTGTATAGTCTGGCGCTATACATCTTCGCACTATACAAAATCGTCAAAAAACGTATCATTTCGTAAAGGCTGAATCACTGCGCCTGAAGCCCGCCACGGTCTGACCGAGCGGGCTTTTTTGTTGCCATTTCATTCAAGCGGAAGACTGCCGGCGAGGCTGGCTAAGCGGATCTGCACGATCACGAGTTGTCCGCTTGGATGAGATGCGTGATTTCCTCCTCGCCTCACGGCGTTTGCCCCCATCGCTCGGCGACGGAGGGCTTTCTCTTTTCGAGTATCCATGGCGCGCCCTTCTAAGAGCATCGATTCCGACGCGTTGCTCGGGGAGATTGCATTCGTTCGGTCTGCGATCTGGCAAAACGGAAAAATGCGCATCGCGGCGTTTGTGTCTGCCGCGACTACTGATCCTGCACTGCTGCCCGAGGGCGCGGTGGCCTTGGTTTCTGTTACGGCATTTCCGCCTGGTGTGCCGTCGCGCTTGCTCATCGATGTGCCGCTTTACGCACGAGCACCTGCTGAAGGAGTGCTCCCGGCCGCTTGGCTGAAGCGAGGGTGAATCCGCGATGCTCAGCCTGAATGTTCGCTCGGATGTCCGTGGCATAACCGCAGATCTGAGCCGGTATCTTGGGGAAGAAAAGAAGGCCGTCGTTCGTGCGCTGAACAAGACAGCAATTCAGGCTCGAACCGAGGCCGCCAAAGAGGTCCGCACGGTCGGATACAACATCAAGGCCAGTGCAATCAAGAAGTCGTTTGCCATTAAGCGCGCTTCTGCTGGGAACCTTGTGGTGACGCTTAAGGCGACGGGCCGGCCGATTGGCCTGATCAACTATGGCGCTCGCCAAGGGGCGGGTGGAGTAAGTGTTCAGGTTAAGTCTGGCCGAAAGGTTTTGCGGCACGCGTTCATCGCGAGTATGCCCAACGGGCACCGAGGCGTGTTCGAGCGGACTGGAAAGGGCCATAAGAAGGTGGTTCGCAATGGCAAGGTCATGCGATCAGGACTTCCTATCAAGGAACTGTTCGGCCCGTCGATTCCTCAGTCGCTCGCCAACGATGCCGTTGAGAAGGCTGTCATGGCAAAGATCCGGCAAAAGTTTCCCCAGATTCTTCGGCACGAGCTGGCATTCGCCGCGAGTAGACGGCGGTGACGCAGAGCGATGGGCCGAATGCTCAAAAAATGAGCAGGGTCCTTCCCGCTCGATCGTGCAGGGCGGGAGCGAAGACTCGCGGAATTCGCCCAGCGCTGAGTTTTGAAATTTGGGTAACAGGTAACAGATCCATACATGAATCAAAGCGAGTTCGCGGCACTCCACGGGGTCAGTCGAAAGACGGTCACGAAGTGGAAGGAGCGCGGCTGGCTTGTGTTTGCAGGCGATGACATCGACGTCGACCAGTCGAACGCACTTCTGAAAAGATATCGCCGTGATGGGATTCCGGCTGTTACCCAAACTGTTACCCAAGCCCAAAAGGGTAACAAACGAAAGACTGTTACCCAGGCGGCCGCCGAGGTAACACTTGAAGCCGGCGAGAGTGCCGGCGACGCGGCGAATCGGATCCTCTCAGGCAACGTTGAGCTACTCGACTTTGATGAGGCTCGCTGCTTCAAGGAAAACTATCTCGGGTTGATGGCTCAGCTTGAGTACGAACGAAAGTCTGGCTCTCTCGTCGAGCTGGATACCGCAACAGCAATCCTCTTCGAGGAGTTCCGGGCGCAGCGCGATGCGTGGCTTAACTGGCCGACCAGGGTAGGGCCGATATTGGCAGCCGATCTGGGCGTCGAGGCCGACCGAGTTGTCGAGGCCCTAACTGCGCATGTCCACAAGCAAATCGCCCAACTCGGCGAACCTGAAGCCAATTTCTCCGAAAGGGAAGGCTGAAAGGCTACGCGCGTCTGTTCGGCGCGCATGGACGCCGCCGCCTCGCATTAGCGTGCCGGCATGGGCCGACAAGTACCGCAAGCTCGCGAAGGAGGCGGGGAGCACCTCTGGAAACTGGGAGACGTCGACGGTTGAGGTCGCTCGAGGACCGATGCTCGCGGTGACTGAGCCGGGCGTGCATGTGGTCACGACGATGGTGAGTACCCAGCTCCTTAAGACGGCGTTGCTGGAGAACGTCTTCGGCTACTTTGCCCATCTCGACCCTTGCCCAATTCTCCTGCTGCAGCCGAAGGAGGACGCAGCAGAACAGTTCAGCAAGGAGCGAATCAGCCCACTGATCCGCGTGACGCCCGCGCTGCGCGAACTGGTGGGAACGAGCAAAACTCGTAACGCCGACGAGACGTTGCTATTCAAGGCGTTCCCCGGTGGGTTCTTGGCGCTCGCAGGTGCTGGCAGCCCTGACAACCTCGCCCGTCGCCCGGTGCGCGTCATCCTTGCTGACGAGGTCGATAAGTACCCGGTGACCCGCGAAGGCGAGCCGATCGCGTTGGCAGAGGAGCGGACTGCGACGTTCGGTGTCAACTGGCTTTCGATTCGCGCATGCTCGCCGACCGTCGAGGACGAGAGCCGGATCGAGGCGAGCTACAAGGAGTCGGATCAGCGTCGCGCATCGATCGCGTGCCCCCACTGTGGGCACCGCATGTTTCCTGACTTCTTCAAGCACGTTGATTGGGACAAGCGGCGCGATGACAGTGGCAATGTGGTCGAGCACTTCCCGAAGACAGCCCGGATTTCGTGCGAGTCATGCGGACAGATATGGTCGGAAGGTGATCGTCTGCGCGCGCTGCAGACTGTTCGTTGGCATCAAACGAAGCCGTTCGAATGCTGCGGCGCCCGTCACGTACCGCTGGACGACTACGAGCGCGCTTGGCGTGGGCCGGAAGACGCTCGAGAGACAGGGGGCGACGCGGCGATCGGACAGGTGTGGGACTGGTGGGAAAGCGACCGTCACGCCGTCTATCGCGCGAAGTGTCCCGAGTGCGGCGAATGGAAGGTAGACAACGAGCACGCTGGATTCCAGGCGAGCAAGCTCTACAGCCCATGGCAGAAGGACAAGCCAGCCGATATTGCCGCGAAGTGGCTGAAGGCCGAAGGCGACGAAGAAAAGAAGCAGACATGGTGGAATACGCAGGCCGGCATGCCATATCGCCCGAACTCGGGCAAGGTCTTGCGCTTGGAGGCGCTCGTCGCACGCGGCGAGCGATGGGCAGCCCAAGTCCCGGACGGCGTGGCGGTTGTCACCGTGGGTGTTGACGTACAGGACTATCGATTTGAGATCGAAGTTGTTGGCTGGGGTAGAAACGAGGAAAGCTGGTCGATCGACTACGAAGTCATCGAAGGTGATCTCGAAACCCCGGGGCCGTGGGAACAGCTCGATGCGTATCTAGATCAGGTCTGGCATCGGGCGGATGGGCGTCCGTTTGAGGCGATGGCGACGTGCATGGACTCTGGTGGCCATCACACGCAGAAGGTCTACGAATTCTCCAAGGCCCGGCTAGGTCGGAAGATATGGGCCATCAAGGGTGAGTCGGCCGTAAGTGGCAAGCGCAACCCGGTTTGGCCGGTCAAAAAGCCATCCCGGCGAACGAAAGCGTCGTTCCGTCCAGTGATTCTCGGCGTGAACACTGCCAAGGACACGATTCGCAATCGACTTCACGTTGAAGAGCCTGGGCCTGGTTTTATGCACTTCCCGAGCGATCGGGATATCGGCTACTTCGAGCAACTCACATCAGAACGCTCCGTTGTAAAAATCTCGGGTGGCCAGAAGTACCGGGTGTGGGAATTGCCGTCTGGCCGCGCGAACGAGGCTCTCGATTGCCGCGTGTATGCGTATGGGGCGCTCTGTGGGCTGATGCATCTTGGTTTGAAGCTCAATCGACGAGCTGATCTTGTGGCGCTGCCTCTCGAGCATGGCGCTCAACAGACTGAATCAGTGCCGCAGGCCGTCGCAGAACCGGCAGCACAGTCGCCGGTGACGCCGGCTGAAACTCAAACGTCCCGCAGAAATCTCACGGGACGACTTGCTTAGGAAAGAAATGGCAATCACGGACGGGATGAGCGACGCGGACATGCAGTCGAGGTTGGCCGCACTGCAATCTGCTTACTTCGACCTATCGTCGGGCTCGAAGATCGTGACCGCCACGTACAGCCAAGGCGACGGCACGAAGTCAGTCACATATCAGCAAAGCGATCTTGCTCAAATCATGCGCAGCATTCAGATGCTGCAAATGGCTCTTGGAGTCGTTCCAGGCTATCACCGCGCACGCAGGATTCTGTTCTAAATGGCCTCTCTTATCGTCGACACGTCTGGCAAGCCCTTCGGGGATGCGCTGGCCGGGGGACGCGCGCGCGCAGATTCTGGAATGAGTGGGGCACCGGGCTTTGCGCGTCCGCCATATGCGAACTCGTTTCCGTATGAAGCGGCATCGCTGACGTCGCCTGAGATGGGCAACTGGTATCCATGGATCCGCTCGCCGGATTCGGAAATCAACCTTTATCGGGACCAGATGGTCGCGCGCTCGCGCGACCTGTCCAGGAACGATGGTTGGGCTAGCGGTGGCATTACACGCATTCTTGACAATACCGTCGGCGCGCACTTGAGGTTGTCGATGAGTCCGGATTGGCGTGTTCTGCGGCGATTTGCGAAGGGCTTCGATGCGAGTTGGGCGAAGGATTATGGTCAAGCGGTTGAAGCGCTGTGGCGCTTGTATTCTGAGGATCTCGGTCGCTACAACGATGTGTCTCGGCAATTGACCGTTTCGCAGCAGTTGAGGCTCGCTCTACGACATAAATTGGTCGACGGGGAAGCGCTTCTCGTTTCGTACTGGAAGCCGGAGCGAGTAGGCCGCGGCGCAGCTCAGTACGCGACGTCGTTCCTTGTAGTCGATCCGGATCGACTGTCGAACCCGTATCAGATGATCGATACGAAATACCTGCGTGGTGGTGTCGAAATTGATGACGATGGCGTGCCATTGGCGTATCACATCCGTAAGGCCCATCAGAACGACTGGTACAACGCGGTCGAGTCCATGGAGTGGGAGCGCGTTGCACGCGAGGATGAGGATGGTTGGCGCCGGGTGATTCACGATTTCGAGCGGGATCGTGCGGGCCAGAGCCGGGGGATCGGCGTATTCACACCTGTGCTGGCACACGCGAAGATGCTCGCGCGCTACTACGGTGTCGAGTTGCAGGCCGCCACCGTTGCGACGATCTTCGGCACGTATGTCACCAGCCCATACGATCCGGCAATGATCGAAGCTGCCATGGATTCCCATGGTGATGAGCAGGAGATTGGCTACTACCAAGAGCTTCGTGCCGATTGGGCAAAAGAGCGTCCGGCGATGCTGAATGGTGTTCGCGTCCCGACGCTTGCGCCAGGTGAAGAGATCAAGCAAGTCAATGCTGCACATCCGCATAGTGGCTTCGGTGAATTCGCCCATGAAATGCTCCGCTCGATTGCTGCCGCCATGGGAGTTTCCGCCGAGCAGATTACCCAAGATTGGAGCAAAACCAACTATTCGAGCGCGCGCGCCGCGCTACTCGAGAGTTGGAAGACACTGAGCCGACGAAGTGCGGAATTCAAGGTCGGCACCGCAACTCCGCTGTTTGCGACGTGGTTGCAAGAGGCGATGGAGAACGGCGATCTTGATGACGTCTTGCCGGCCGGGGCCCCGGACTTTGTAGAAGCCGCTACCGCGTATTCGCGTTGTGATTGGCTCGGAGTCGCACGCGGTTGGGTTGATCCAGTCAAGGAAAAACAGGGTGCCGTACTCGGCATGGACGCCGGCTTGTCGACGCTCAAGAGAGAGTGTGCGGAACAGGGGCTCGATTGGGAAGAAGTCCTCGCTCAGCGAGCAATCGAGTTGGAAGCATTCAAGCGACTCGGAATGAAGCCTCCGAGTTGGTCGGGCATTGAGAGCGCCGAGGAGGCTGCTGAACCCCAAGAGGAACCTCAACCCCAATGAACAACCTGCCTTTTCTCGCGCAGCGACTCTTCAATACGCCGCTGGCCATCACGCCGTCGAAGGCTGAAATGGTAATGGCGGCGCTTGCCGACCACTTCGGAATCACGAAACTGTTCCGTGCAAACGGACAGGCGCTCGCAGTTAGCGATTTTTCATTCGACGAGGGTTCTGACGAACCCGAGCATCGTTACTACGACGTGGTGGAGGGGGTCGCAATCATCCCGATTTCCGGGACCCTGGTGCATAAGTCGGGGTATATGCGCCCGACCTGCGGGATGACAGGGTACGACGGAATTCGCGCGAACCTCAGCATAGCGCTGGAGGATCCTGCCGTACGGGCTGTCATGCTTGACATCGAAAGCAGTGGTGGCGAAGTTGCCGGTTGCTTCGACCTCGTCGACGCCATTTACGGTGCGCGAGGAAAAAAGCCGATTTGGGCCGTCCTTTCAGAGAACGCGTTTTCGGCTGCGTACGCGATTGCCAGCGCTGCTGACAAGATCGTCGTTCCCAGAACCGGCGGAACTGGCTCAGTAGGCGTGATCTGCGCTCACGTCGATTTTTCGAAGGCACTTGCCAAGGATGGCATCACAGTCACGATGATCCACTACGGTGCGCGCAAGGCCGATGGCAACGAATTCAATCCGCTTTCGGACGAAGCCCGCGCACGGTATCAAGCGGACGTTGATGCTATGGGCGAGCTTTTCGTGAAGACCGTCGCTCGTAACCGAAAGCTGTCTGTTGCCGCCGTACGCGGAACACAGGCGACCACATTCCTTGGCGCCGAAGGCGTCGAGATTGGCTTTGCCGACGCCGTGATGGCACCGGACGAAGCATTTCGCTCCATGCTCGCCGAGCTGGGCTGACATTCCCAACCCCAAGAGGTTTCACATATGAGTATTCGCACCTTTGCGGCGCGCGGGCTTTCGTTCGCTCATCTCGCCGGAATTACCTCCCGCGCTGCACGAGCCGAAGACGATGACCGTCGTGAAGACGAAGAGCGCGCCGAGGACGACGAAATGGAAGACCAAGACGATCGAGACAACAGCGATTCGAAGGGCAAGAAGGGCCGTCGCGCGGAAGATCGCAAAGAGGACGCGCCCGACGCGGACGACGATCGCGATGACGACGCCGGCAACGGCACGAAGGGTCGCCGCGCCGAAGACGATGACCGTCGTGAAGACGACGAGCGCGCCGAGGACGACGACAGTGACCCCGACGCCGAGGATGACGAGGGCGAAATGCGCGGCAAGAGTTCGGCCGCCCGTGCTCGCCGTCGCGAGCAAGCTCGATGCGCCGCAATCATGGGATCGAAGGCGGCGGCGCGTAATCCTGTCCTTGCAGCGAACCTGGCCTTCAAAACCCGCATGACCCGCGCCGAGGCTATCGAAACACTGGAAGGGACTCCTGCACCTGCGTCGGCGGTGCATTCGAATCGTGCGGCGCGAAATCCGAGCCTTGGCGGTGATGGCGGCGCTAAACCCTCTCGTCAACAGGCGCTGGCCGCGCGCTGGGATGCGAATCTCCAGGCTGCCAATCCGACCCGTCGCTGATCAACTATCTGCCTCCAAGGAACTGAACCATCATGGGTAACCCGACCTATACGCCGTTTCAAGAAAACTGGCATAACGGTGGCTTTCTCGTCTCGCAGGCGAACGGCCATCAATCCATCGAGCAGGGAACTCTCACAGGCGGCGTCAAAGTGCTTGCCGGTACCGTGCTTGGCACCGTGCTGTCGGCGCTGACCGCAGTAGCCGCCGCTCTCGGGACCAATACCGGTAACGGCACTTTCGGTCCGATCACGCCGCAGGCGGCTCCGGCAACGATGATCGGCACGTATAGCGTTGCTCTCACGAGCGCATCGGCCTTTTCCGTAACGGCACCCGACGGTCAAACCGCGACCGGCACCGTAGGTAGTGCGTTCAGTGGTCTGGGAGTTGGCTTCACGATCACCGCTGGTGCTACGCCATTCGTGGCCGGCGACACGTTTGCGCTTGTGACCACCGCTACCCCCGGCAACCCAACCATCGCGTCCTCTGCTGGCACGAACACCGGCAATGGCACGATCGGGACGCTTAGCGTCCAAGGGTATGCCGCAAAAGCTGGTGTCTATTCTGTCGAGTTCGATGACGCGACGCACTTTGTTGTCTCCGATCCGACGGGGGCAGAAATTGGTCACGGCACTACCGGCGCTGTCTTCAAGGCGGGTGGTCTCTCGTTCACGATCACCGCAGGCGGGACAGCATTCGTGCCGAGTGACAGCTTCACGATCACGATCGCGGCAGGGTCGAGCAAGTACAAGCCGTTCGATCCCGCCAACGTTGACGGCTCCCAGATCCCGAGCGCCATTCTGTTTGCGTCGAAAGACGTCACGAACATGGATAAGCCGTGTGCCGTCGTCGTTCGCCTGGCCGAAGTCAACGCTTCTGAACTGGTGTGGCCGACGGGTATGGGCGCAGCGGCCATTGCTGCCGCGCTTGCGCAACTGAAGGCTCTGACGATCATCCCGCGTTAATCGCCGACCGACTCCACGCCGCCTGCGGGCGGCGCTTTCGTGAATGCACTGAGGCCGCCAGCTTGGCGGCTTTTCTTTTTTTCAAGGAATAAGCCATGGCCGGCGAAATCATCGACATTTTCAACAGCGACGCGTTCAGCGCGCTGACCCTCACCCAGGGTGTACAACGCAATCCGTACCAGCCCGGCGCGCTGGGTCGTCTGAACATCTTCGATCCGAATCCCATTCGCACTACGGCCGTATCGGTTGAAGAGCGCACCGGCACGCTGAAGTTGATCGGTTTCAGCGAGCGGGGCACGGAAGGGACGCAACGCACGACGGAGAAGCGCAAGATGCGCTACTTCGACGTGCCGCGCTTGATGCACGATGACACGATTTACACGTACGAAATCCAGAACATCCGCGAGTTTCCCGAAGGCCCCACGGGCCAGATCGTCACTGTCCCGATGCAACTCGAACGCGAGGTCGCGCGTCGTCTCGCTGGGCCTACCGGTCTTCTGGCAAGTGTCGAGTACACGAAGGAATATCTGCGTCTGGCCGCCGTGCAGGGACTCGTGCTGGATCCGAAAGACGGCTCTGTGCTGTACAACTGGTTCGACGAGTTTCAGATGGCCCAGGCGCCCGAAACGCCGTTCAATCTGGCGGCCGGTACTGCAAACAGCCTGCGACCGATCATCAACGGGATCAAGCGCTACATGGCGCGCAAGGCGCAAGGCGCATTCACGAACCAGACCCGGATCATGGGGCTGTGTGGTGACGCCTTCTACGATCAGTTCTCGAACCACCCGGACGTGATTCGCACCTTCCTGAACTGGGAAGGCGCTCGAGATATCCGCGATGACTCGTTCGGTGACGCATTCGCGTCGTTCGAGTTCGACGGTGTGACGTGGGTGAACTACCGTGGCTCGGATGACAACACGTCCGTGAAGATCGCTGACGACAAGGTCAAGTTCTTCCCCGTCAACGCGCCCGGCATCTTCCAAGAAGTTATGGCCCCCGGTGAATCGGCTGAGTTCATCAATCAACCTGGGGCTCCGGTCTATGTGCTGCCGATCATCGATCGAGATCGTCGCATGTGGTGGAAGATGGAAGCGTACGCGTATCCACTCTACCTCTGCACGCGCCCCGAAGTCCTCGCGAGCGGCCGCGCGGAAGCGTAATGCCTATCAACTGGGGGACGGACGTGCTGGGGCCGCTGATGGGCGTGTTCGGCGAGCCGGTGCAATATCGGCCGCGCGTCGGTGCACCCTTGACGATCTATGGAGTGTTCGACGACGCGTACCAGAAGGAGATGCTCTTCTCAGACGCATCCGTCGAGCTGACAACCGTTCAGGCGGTTCTTGGCGTTCAGTTGTCGCAATTTTCTATGCCGCCGGCACAAAACGACCAGTTGACCGTCGTTCGCACCGGCGGCGCTTACGTCGTGAAAGACGTCCGAGTCGACAGCCACGGCGGAGCAAAGCTGATCCTGAGCAAGATGGGGGCATCGTGACTACCTCGGCAGACATCCGGGCCAAGTTTGTCGAAGCCCTCAAGGGCTCGACCGATGCAGGTGACTCTGTATTTTCTCCTTTCGATTGGCCGACATCGGGCGATGCATATCCGTGTGTCCTGGTGCGCGCCCCGAAGGAGCGGAAGGAGTCCCAAGGACCATTTCAGCCCGGATATGACGTCTACACAACCCTGCAGGTCGTTGCGCGGACGATTTCGCCAGCGCTGATCGGTGACGAGGGATCGGCCGTTGCGCTGGCTGCGGCTGAACGCCTGAAGGCGCAGATCGAGGTCGCGCTGATCAACAATCCGTTGATCTGGAACGATTCGACGGGCGGTGCGCTTATCGAGCAGTTCACTTCGATCGACTCGGAGATCTCCACGTCTTCCGACGGCGAGATGCCCATGGCCGAGTTGGTAATGCATATCGAGGTCAAGTTCTACCAAGGCCCGGAAGACTTTTATCCGATCCCGGCCGCAGTGATCGACGAGGTTCAAATCGCCGTGTCCGTTCCGGATGGCACGCCGCAACCCGGAATCATCATTCATCCACAACTCTGAGGAGCGGCGATGTTCATCAAGCCGGCACCCGGGATCAAACTGCGCGATCCCGAAACGAAGCAATTTGTCCCCGAATCCGGCCAGGAAGTAGGGGAGTTTGACCTGTATTGGGTACGCCGCATCAACGACGGCGATGCCATCCGGGTCTCCGAAGAGATCCCCGAAGCGCCGTCCGCAAAGCCGGGAAAGAGCGCTTAAACATCCCAACGAATTGAACAATCAACCCGCTTCGGCGGGTTTTTTGTTTTGGAGAACGCCAAGTGACTGTTCCCTTTAAAACCATTCCGCAGAATCTGCGGGTTCCCCTGTTCCATGCCGAACTCGACAACAGTCAGGCAAACAGCGGTGCATCGACGCAGCGTGCGTTGATCATCGGGCAGATTGCAGCCGCCGGGACTGGGACGCCGGGCGTTCCGCAAATCTCCCAGGGAGCGACCGAAGCAAAGTCAGTCGGCGGTGCCGGTTCGATGCTTGCGCTCATGACGGCCGCGTATCGCAAGTCTGACCCGTTCGGTGAGGTCTGGTATTTGCCGTTGGCCGACGATGCCAGCGCAGTGGCTGCGTCGGGAAGCATTGCAATTTCTTCGCCCGCCACGGCCACCGGTGTGATTTATCTGTACATCGCAGCCGTGAAAGGCGTACCGCCGGTGACCGTAACGGTTACGTCGACGCAAACGACTGCGCAGATCGCTAACGCCATTGCGGCCGCGATTAACGCACAGTCCGACCTTCCCGTGACCGCGACCGCAGCCACGTCGACGGTGACGGTGACTGCCAAGAACAAGGGCGCGGCCGGCAACGACATCGACATGCGAATCAACTACCGGGGTGCTGCAAGTGGCGAGACGCTACCGGCAGGCCTCGCATTGACGATTACACCGATGGCTGGAGGGGCTGTCAATCCGGCGCTGACGACCGCATTCGCGAACCTGCTCGACAAAGAGTTCGATTTCATCGCGTTCCCGTACACGGATGCGAACTCTCTAGATGCCATGAAGGCATTCCTGAGTTCGACGACTGGGCGATGGAGTTGGAGCAAACAGATTTACGGCCACGCGTTCAGCGGATATCGGGGAACCCTTGGCGCACTTACCACGTTTGGTACCAGCCGGAATGACGAGCACGTATCCGTCATGGGGTTCAACGACTCTCCGACGCCGGCATGGATTCTTGCGGCTGATTTGGCCGGCACCGTGGCGACTTCGGTGCGAGCAGACGCGGCGCGACCGGTACAGACATTGGCGTTGTCGAGTTTCCTTGCACCGCCGCTGGCATCGCGCTTCGCTTTGAGCGACCGAAACACCCTTCTGTGGGACGGCATTTCGACGTTCACCGTCGCCAGCGACGACACTGTCGCCATTGAAAACCTGATCACCACCTACCAGCAGAACAGCTTCGGACAGCCAGACGACAGCTATCTGGAGGTGGAAACGCTGTTCACGCTTGCCTACGTATTGCGGGCCTTGCGTTCCGTGGTGACCAGTAAGTACTCGCGAATGAAGCTGGCTGCGGATGGCACTAGGTTTGCGCCTGGTTCGTCCATCGTTACGCCCGCGATCATCAAGGCAGACCTGATCGCGCAATACCAACAGCTCGAGTATGACGGCTTCGTGCAGCAGAGCGCTGTGTTCGCAGAGGGACTCATCGTCCAGCAGAACAGCACCAATCCGAACCGGGTCGACGTGATTTACCCGGCGGTCCTGATTGCTCAATTGCGTGTATTTGCGCTGCTGATGCAATTCCGTTTGAGCTGACATCCCTGACTCCCGGCGCCCACATGGCGCCGTTTCTCATTTTGGAGACTCCTCATGGCAGGAAATCCGAACCGCTTGGCAGGTACCGCAAGCATCACCGTGGATGGAACGAACTACCTGCTCGTCGGGGACTTCGAATACAACCCGTCGTCGGTCACACGCGAAACGCTTTCCGGCCAGGACGGCGTTCACGGCTTCAGCGAGAAGAAGCGACCCGGTTCTATCTCGGCCAGTCTGCGTGACGCCGGGAACCTCACAGTTGCCGATCTGAATGCAATGGACAACGTGACGGTCGTCGCGCAGCTTGCCAACGGCAAGACCATCATTGGTCGGAATATGTGGACGGTTGAAGACCAGACGGTCAAATCCACGGACGCCACGATTGAAGTGAAGTGGGAAGGTCCGCAAGTTTCGGAAACAACGAGTTAAGACATGAGCCAACCTGAAGAAAAGACGCTCAAGCTTCGCAAGCCTGTGAAGCTCGGCAGCGATGATAGCGAAGTTGTCTACGACAAGCTCGATCTGCGCGAGCCGACTGCGGGCGAACTCGACAAGGCGACATCCACCGGTGGCTCGAACATCGGCATTGGCATCGTCCTGATCCACTTGGTGTCGGGTCTTCCGAAGTCGGCTATCGAGAAGCTCAGCCAACGTGATTTCACGGAGGCGAACGAGTATCTCGCGGGTTTTACCGACGATGGCCAGACGGAGTCGGCGACGCAATCGCCGACGTAACGTATTTCTTCCGTTGGGGCCCGTGTGAGGCAGAGCGCCTCGCACTTTCCAAACTAGCTTGGTGGAGAGACCAAGCTAAGCGCATTCGGCAATCACAGGTGGAGGACTGATGGCAGGGAACGCGTATCAGATCACCATCACGGCTGCCGATAGGGCGTCGGCAGTGGCAAAGCGCATCGAAGCTTCGATGCAGCGCATCACGAAGCCGATCGATCGTGTGACGGCGTCGTCGAAGAAGATGAACGAGGCGGCTTCTACGCTTCGCAAGCCCTTCGCCGACGTCGGGCGTTCGCTCAAGGCGCTTAGCGACGAAACTGGCGTGACGAAGGTCGCGCGAGGTATCCGGCGCATCGGTTACGCCGCAGCGGATGCTGGCCGCAGTCTTCTTGGGATCGTCGCCCCCCTCGCCGGTATCGCGGGGCTCGGCTCGATCGCAGGTATAGCCCTGATGACGAACGAGTGGGGCAAGATGGGAGCGGAGGTTCTGCGTACGTCTGCCGCAATTGGTGTGTCCACGTCGGATCTTCAAGCGTATCGTGGCGCGGCCAAGCTTGCTGGCCTCTCTGCCGACGAAATGACCGGCTCGCTCAAGACGCTCGGCAAGACCATCGAAGATGCGACCTACGGTCGAAATCAGGATGCGTTCGTGATGATGCAGAAGTTCGGCATCAGCCTGCATCGTACGAAGGATGGTGCGGTAGATGCCACCCGCGCGCTCAAGGACGTTGCGAATGCAATTGTCAAGCAAAAGGGGAATGTCCAGACGCAGGCGCTGATTGCGGACGTGTTCGGTGTCGGTTCATTGCTACCGATACTCCAAAAGGGCGAGTCAGGCATCGATGCTTTCGTCAATAAAGCAAAGGACATGGGACTCGTCCTGAGCGACGAGCAACTGAAGCGAGCTGCCGCGTACAACGAGCAGATGATCAAGCTCGAGGCGTCCGGAACAAAGCTTAAGTATTCGTTCGGTGAGGCGATGGCGCCCGCGCTCGAGCGCGTCATTTCCGTCGTTCAGCGATTGGTCGACAAGTATGGTGAGGTGGCCGCAACCAAGGTGGCCGAATATGTCGAGCGCTTTGCCAAGTGGCTCGAACAGGTCGACTGGGATGGAGTAACAACGAAGGTTTCCAATTTCGTCGACGCAATCGGTGGAGTGAAAGGTGTTGCTGTAGCCCTGGCTGCAATCACCTTTGCCGCGCCGATCGCGGGCCTCGTATCGATCATCGCCAACTTGGCCTCGCTCACGTCTGTCGCTATTCCTGGGGCCGTTGCCGCGTTGGGCACGCTGGGTTTGGCTGGCGCGGCTGCATGGGGAGGTCTGAAGGTTGCGAAGGCCGCTGGACTGCCAGATACGAACGTAGCCAAAGGCGCAAGCGATGTGGCTGCTGGCAATTGGTTGGCCGCATCGGCAAGTCTCCCTGCACCCAGCTTCCTCGGTGCCGGCTGGGATCGCCTGACTGGGAAGTCGAACGCTGACATCGCGGCCGGTCTTCGCCTTCAGTCTGGAGTTGGCCGCGCGACGTCTGAGTCCGACGCGCTGTTTTCGCGGCTCGAGTCCCAGTATGGCTTGCCAAAGGGGCTGCTTGACAGCGTTTGGGCGCAAGAGTCGAGTCGCGGGACGAACATGCGTTCCTCGGCGGGCGCCAAAGGGCATTTCCAATTCATGGATGCGACGGCAAAGCAATATGGACTGGACGACCCTGACGACCTGACAAAGTCGGCCACAGCGGCTGCACAAATGTATCGCGATCTGCTGAAGCAAAACGGCGGTGACCTCAGCAAAGCGCTTGCGGGATACAACTGGGGGCAGGGCAACGTGCAGCGCAAGGGCCTGGAGAACGCCCCGAAGGAGACGCGCAACTACGTGGAGCAGGTGCAGGCCCGGATGGGCGGCACGGGGCTCTACAGTAACTCGCCGCGCATAGCTGCCGCGAACTTGCCGGGGCAGTCGCCGTCGCCTGGGGCGGCCGAGGGAGGTCGCGTCCTCGTCGACGTTGTAATTCATCAGGATGGCCGGCCGGCGACTGCAAAGGTCCGGTCTCAAGGCAACGTGACGGGAACCGCGAGCGTAGGTAATCGAGCAATCGGAGAGATGGCGTGAGCGTAGCTGACGTTGTGAACGTTGCGGGAAGCATCGGTGGTGTTGCCTCGGCCGCTAAAGGCATTGCGTCGTCGGCACAGAGCTTGATGAGCCTGTTCGGTAGCGGTGACTATGCGAGCAAGCTCCGTAAGGCGAGCTATAACGGCGTGCCGTTTGCCGTTTTGTCTGAGAGCGGCGTTTTCGGGCGCAACGTCGTCGTCCACTCGTACCCGAAGAAGGAAACGCGGCCTTGGATTGAAGACAATGGGCTGAGGACAAATGTCCTGCAAGTCACGGGTTTTCTGGTGGAGAACAGCCTGATCTACGGCGGTGGTGACGTCACGACCCAGAAGATCAATCTGCTGAATGTAATTCGAGGCGGATCGGTCAACAATACGAAGCCGCCGGGGATCGGAAAGTTAGTGCATCCGACCTGGGGCGAGATCAAAGCGAACTGCACGGAAGCCGAAATCGGCACGTCGTGGGATCGCGGCCGCGTTGTCGAGCTGCGATTGACGTTCATTCTCGGCGGCGATCGGTTGTATCCGAGCGCGCAGTCTGCGACCAAGGACGCTGTAAGCAGTGCGGCTTCGGGCTTGACTGCCTCGTCGCTGCTCAGTTTTATCAGCCGAACGCTCAGCGCGATCAAGGCTGGCATTGCTGTCATTCGTACTGCTGTCGGTATTGCCGTCTCGTTCTATCAGGCGGTGAACAGCTTGGTGCACAGCGTGCGTCGATTCTTCAACTCGATTTCCACCCTCTCGGGGAATTTCGGGCGTCTCTTCGGCGGGGGAAATACCGGATATTCCGGAGCCAACGGGAAAGCACCGAGGGCTGCCACTGTCGCCAGTCTGCTTGCGCAGGACACGCAGAACGTTGCAAAGGTTGCTACTGCCGGGGCGGCGCTATCAGCCGCCGCCGTAAATGCAGGAACGAATCCAGCCGCGTTTAGCGGCGCTGCGCAGTCGCTCATGGTGGCGGCCGCGAACACGGCAGCGTCACCGGCCGACGCAATTCGGCTGCTTACGCCGCTGGCGCGCTACACACCCCCATCCGTGGCGCCTGGATCACCAATCGCGGCCGCTCAAGCGGTAATGAGCAGTGCGGCAGGGGATTTGCTTCGACGATCTGCGATCGCCCAGGTTGCGACGAGTTCGACGGCATACCAGCCGTCATCTGCTGACGATGCCGTCGACGTCAGGAATACCGTCGTTGGGCTGATCGATGCAGAGATTCAGGTTGCGGCGGATCAAGGTGAGGATGACGTCTATGCGGCGCTGCGTACGCTGAGACAGGCAGTGGTCTCCGACTTTGATAGCCGGGGCCAAGGACTGGCGGCCGTAACGACATTTCAGTTCAGCGGGACGATTCCCGCGTTAGCGCTGGCGAATCGTATCTACCGCGACATCGGACGGGAAGATGAATTGGTGAGGCAGGCGAATCCGGTGCATCCGGCGTTCTTGCCAACGAGTTTCAAGGCGCTTGCCGAGTAGGAAGAGGAAAAGCGAAAGCCCCTGGCGGGGCTGCTCTGAGGCTGCGCCGAAAGTCAGTTTAGCGGCTGGTAGATCTGCCGCATTTCCCCATTGACGCACTTAATGGTCACCCTGCCTTGCTTCAGATAGAGCTTTCCATCTGGGCCGGACCGGAGCGAGTTCGTCACGAAGGTCTGGGGGTAGTCGCATTTAGCCATGACGACTTGGCCCTTGTCGTCCAAGACAGGCTCTGCGGCTGATCGAAGCACCTTGAAGTAGGACGCACTCCCCCGTTCGTTGGCAGTCGCAATTGGACGCCCATAAATCAGCCCAAGGATCGGCTCCGCCTCAGATTTAGGTACGTACGTATCCGATCTATTGATTGCTTCAAACGCGTAGCCCGCCTCAAGTCTGGTGCATGACTTTGGAAGCTGCCCATTCGGAGACGTGACTGCTGTGTGCAGGGCCTCAGCCGATTCGCATGCAATAGCGCCCTCGGACTTGATCTGATACACCGGTTCGGCGTGCGCACAGAGTGCAATTAGGCCGACGGATAAAGCACCGATCTGAATTTTCATGATTCAGTATTCCGCATATGTCGAACGACAATATTACACTTTCGATTGGCGAGGCTCGGCTATCTGGATGGACAAGATTGCGCGTCACGCGTGGCATTGAGCGCTTTCCAGGAGACTTTGAACTTGAGATGACGGAATTGTTTCCGGGGCAAGCACAAGATGTAGTGGCTTCGCCTGGCGACAAATGTGTTTTGCAGATCGGTGGGGAGAGCGTCATCACAGGATATGTGGATCGCGTCGTGCCTAGTATTTCAGCCGAGTCGCACGACATCCGCGTGACCGGTCGTGGAAAGTGTCAGGATCTCCTAGACTGCGCCGCAGTTTGGCCGAATGGACAAATGAGCAACGTCAATGCGTACACGATGGCCAAACAACTCGCCGCCGTCTACGACATCGATGTGATCTGTGATTTGGAAGGTCTATTGATGATCCCGCAGATCAACATCATCCCTGGCGAGTCCACATATGAGGTTGTTGAGCGTACGGCGCGCTACAGTGCGCTGCTGGTCTACGAAGACCGAAGCGGCAACATGGTGCTTGCGCGCGCAGGCACCGAGGTGATGGCGAGCGGCGTGCAGGAGGGCATTAACATCGAGGCTGCAACTGCCGAGCGATCGATGGATCAACGCTTTTCGCACGTAACGGCGTTGTTGACTGGCACAAACAACATGCAGGATCTGACGTCGATCACTGCCCCTCATTTCACAGCTACTGACCCTAACGTTCCTCGTCGCCGTGAGCGCGTCATCTTCGCCGAGGCTGGTGAGCTTGGATGGGAAGTTGGCAAGCAGCGGGCCTTGTGGGAGGTGGCTTGGCGCCGCGGGCGCGCTGAGGTGATCCACGTCACCGTCGACAATTGGCGGGACGTGGAGGGAAACCTGTGGGAGCCGAATAAGCTCATCGACGTGTTGATTCCCAGCCTGAAGGTGTCGGGTGATCAAGCGGGCACTGTCCCGCAACGCCTGATGATTGCCGAGGTGAGCTATAGCCTCGACGAGTCTGGAACGCATGCCCAGTTGACGCTGATGCCCCCGGAGGCATTCGAACCCAAGCCAATTTTGCTTTACCCGCAATATGGCGATCTCGTCGGTACGGTGCCATTGCGATGACACGAGACCTTGATGTGGGGCCGGTGCAGCGAGTGGTTCGCCGCGCGCTAACTGCGTTCGCGCGAGCACTGATATCTGCTGTGAACGACTCAGGTGGGGTACAGGTTGTCCAAATCGCCCTCAGCTCGACAGAGGTGCGCGACGGAACACCGCGTATTGCAGAGTTCGGCTTCTCGTCGAATCCGCCGGCTGGTTCCGACGGTGTGGTTGCATTTCTAGGTGGGGATAGAACAAAGGGCATTGTGATCGGGACTGGTCACCAACCGTCGAGACCGAAAGGACTAAAGCCGGGCGAATCTATCCTTCACAGCGAAGATGGGAAGTCAGTCTATCTGACGGCCGACGGCGGGATCGTCGTGGAAGCTAAGGGGCAGCCGGTCGTGGTCAATGACGCGTCAGACGTCACCTGGAATTGCTCCGGCAAGTTCAAATTGATAGCACCGGGCGGTGTTGAATTCGATACTCCGCTGGTGAAATCGACAGGCAACATGCAAGACAACTTCCAGAGCAACCCACACACCCTTGCGGATATGCGGCAGATCTCGAACGAGCATGACCATCTCGTTAAGGGCGTGCAAATCGGGTCGTCCGACGTGACGAGCGATCCGCCAAACCAACAGCAGTAGAAGCTGCCCGTTTCGATATACAAGCCTCCCTCGCGGAGGCTTTTTTGTTTGGTACGCATGGATACCTCAACCGTTTGGGACGCTTCAGCAAACCGAGGCGATTGGGTTCTTGATGGCGCCGCGCTCGGGACGGGAAACGATGTCACAACGGCCCTCCTGATCAGTCTTTTCACTGATCGTATGGCCGATGTGGACGACATCATTCCCGACGGCACAACGGACCCGCGCGGCTGGTGGGGCGATGACGTCGTTGCAGGCCCGATCGGGTCTCGGATGTGGCTCATCGTCAGAGAGAAGCAGACCAAAGAAACGCTGCAGCGGGCTTATGACTACATCGTTGAGGCCATTCAATGGATGATCGACGACAAGGTGGTGGCCCGGTTCGACATAAACGTGTCGTGGATCAAAAGGGGGCAGTTAGGTGCCCAGATCACGGCGTACAAGCAGGATGGCTCGATTGTGCCGAATACGTTCACTTGGGCTTGGCAGGGGAATGACTGATGCCGTATCAACGACCCACACTCACCGAGCTTCAACAGCAGGTCGCGTCAGACATCGCGTCCAGCGTGCCGGGATCCGACCCGTTGCTACGGTTCGCTAACCTGAAGGTTACCGGGCGTGCTCAAGCGGGCCTTGCACACCTCCACTACGGATACATCGACTACATCGCCAAACAGGCGGTTCCGTGGACGTCTACGGGTGAATATCTGGCGGGATGGGGGGCGTTGCGCAATACATTTCAGAAGTCGCCAACCGCAGCGTCAGGAATCGTGCCGTTCTCGGGAGTTCCGGGCACCTTAATCCTCGCTGGCTCATCCGGCGCGCGGGGAGACGGAGTCACCTACACCTCGCAAACCGACGCAACCGTTCAAGCGAATGGAATTGCCACCGTTTCGTTCATTGCCGATCAGGTCGGTGCGGTAGGGAACTGCGGTGCCGGAACCATCATAACGCTTGGTGTTGCTATTCCAGGGGTGCAAAGCAGCGGGACTGCCTCGTCTGCGTTCACTGGGGGCGCCGATGCTGAGAAAGAGGACGACTTCAGCGAGCGCGTGATGGGCGCCTTTCAGGCGACACCTCAAGGCGGTGCCGCCGGTGACTATTCGACGTGGGCCCTCGACGTGCCAGGCATCACTCGCGCATGGGTGGTTCGAAACGGCTTCGGTGCCGGCACAGTTGTCGTGTACGTAATGCTTGATGATGCGCAGGCGGCCCATGGCGGGTTCCCGCAAGGAAGTGACGGGGTGGCAGCTGGTGACCAGTCTAGGGGCGTCGAGGCGTCGGGTGATCAGCTCATCGTGGCCAATGCAATCTTTCCTTTGCAGCCAGTGACTGCGCTTGTTTATGTCTGTTCGCCTATTCCCAACGCGATCAATTTCACGATTACTGGATTGTCCTCGGCATCCGATGCCACCAGGTCTGCAATCTCGGCGGCCATCGTCGGGGTGTTTCGCTCGAATGGTGCTCCAGGTGGAACGATCGATATGTCCGATATCAACTCGGCGATCGGATCAATACCGGGGACGAGCGGTTTCGTCATCACCAGTCCAGCTGGCAACATCACCAACACGACTGGGCAACTTCCAACTCTCGGAACAATTGCATATCCGTAAGGAGCGCGATGTCTGTACCAGCACTCACTTCCGACGATTATCTCCATGCGTTCCAAGGACTTATGCCGCGCGGCGCAGTTTGGCCACGGGATCCGGATGCGCTTCAAACGAAAGTGTTCCGTGGGCTGAATTCGGTCTATGCCCAGAATACCGCGCGGGCCAACAATCTGTTGATCGATGCATTTCCCGGCACTGCCTTCGAACTTCTTCCTGAGTGGGAAGAAACGCTAGGGCTGCCGGATCCCTGTGCCGGAGTTTCGCCGACGATAGAAGCGCGCCGAGCCCAGGTTGTGGCTCGCCTAGCAGCGGTGGGAGGCCAATCCATCGCGTACTTCACGCAGTTGGCGGAGAACCTCGGGTATTCGATCACGATCACCCAGTTCACGCCGTTTGTTCTAGGCCAGGCTTCTTTCGGCGCTGCGCTAAACGGGCCGGATTGGGCGTTTGCCTGGCAGGTCAACGCGCCTTCATATTCGATTAGATATTTCGCGTTCGACGCGGGATCTTTCGGCGAGCCATTTGCGTCGTGGAGCAACAACGTTCTTCAGTGTGAGATCTCGGCGTACGCGCCGGCTCACACCATTCCCCTGTTCAACTACAACTGACCACATCGACATGGATCGACTGATCGCGCAATACACGGTCCCGGTAGGTAGCGGCGATACTGCGCCGGCCACAGGAACACCAGGTCAAGCCACGAGCGGAAATCCGGCCACCAATACGCCAGCAACTCGATTGCCTGCGTACGCTTGGAATGCACTGCAAGAGGAGTTGATTGCTGTGCTTGCGGGGGCAGGAATAACTCCCGATCGCAATAACAATGCCCAGGTCGTGACGGCAATTCGGCGACTTGTGCAGTCAAAGACGGTCCTTGCTGATACCGGTGCAGCGAACGCCTATGCAGCTACCAATACACCGGCGCTGACGGCACTTCCAGCCAGTGGTTTCGTTCAGGTGCTGAGTGTCGCAAATGGAAACACCGGCGCTTCGACTTATGCGGCTGACGGCCTCGCGGCAAAGCCGATTCTCGGTATGGGCCTTGCTCCACTGCAAGGCGGCGAGATGCCTGCTAAGGGCCTCGCAACGCTGCTTTACATTGTCGCGTCAACCGTCAATAGCGGAAACGGCGCATGGGTTCTCATCGAATGCTCGGGCGGCGCGCAGCAGATTTCTCCAGGGACTGCCCCACAGCACGCTGTGCAGTTGGGGCAGGTGTCGGGCGTTATTGGTTCGTCGCGCAACCTCGCGATGAATGTCGCGACAGCATCGTCCACAGCGACCGTCACGGCGAATGAACTGATCGTTGAAACGTCCCTCGGCGGCCTACGCTATTGCCTCGCCGCATTCAGCAAGTCAATCAATCTTGCAACGACGGGGGCTGGTGGCATGGACGTCGGTAGTGCCCCAGCGTCGGGATTTGTCGGGATCTACGCGATCTACAACCCCACCAGCGGCACGTCAGCGCTCTTGGCTACCAACGCGACGTCGTCGGCCGTGAGTGAGGTTTATGGGGGCGCCAACATGCCCACCGGATACACCGCTTCCGCCTTGGTCGCGGTGGTGCCGACGAACGCGAGCGGGCAGATCAGTCCATTGCTGCTTCAGGGGCGCCGAGTGGCGATCATCAACGTGTCGGTGCTGTCAACATCGTCACAACCCGCCAGTTTTACTGCATTTTCGATTGCTTCTGCGGTACCGCTGAACGCAATTAACGCATCCGTCCTGCTTCAAGTAAGCAACACGACAAATGCAGCATCTGAAAGCTACGACGTCTCACCAACATCATCTGGCATCAATAGGGTATCGGTTTCAGGGCAGTCAGTGGGGACCTCTGGGAACACAATATCGACATCTGTGGAACTGTCGATAGCCACACCGCAAACGCTCTATTACAAGGGCGGGGGCGGTACTCCGCTACTCGCAGTATCGATCGGCGCCTATAGCTTCTAACGACAGGACTTACACTGATCATGCCACAGGAAATCACACTGCAATTTCTTAGCGAAGACAAGAATGTCGCATATGGGGTTCTGTTCGCACCAAACCCTGACGATCCGGGGAACAGTTTGTATTACGAGAATACCGACACATCGGACGTAAGGTACGCCGCCTATTACTGGGCTCAAGGCCCGTTGTTCGTACAGCCTCCGCTTCCGAATCCGGAGATATCACTTTCGGAAGAGGCCTACGCGGCGTACTTCACCCGCCTTTCGTTGGTCGATCAGGCCCGATTCAAGCCCCCCGTCGCATAGGGTTAGGGCCCTTGATAGGCGTGCTTAAACAGGACGCGTGGATTTCGAGATATTAGAGGAAATCGGATAACATTGCGCGCATGAAAAATCCCATTCTGCGCGGCCCCAGCACCGGTTCAACGTATCGCCCTGACATTGACGGTCTTCGCGCCGTCGCCATACTTTGTGTCGTGATATTTCACGCGTTCCCGGGGAATCTGCCGGGGGGCTTTGTCGGCGTTGACGTGTTTTTCGTGATATCCGGATTCCTGATTTCTAGGATCATCTTTTCCGGACTGGCTGCGGGAAGCTTCCGGTTTTCCGAATTCTATGTGCACCGCGTTAAGCGGATCGCGCCTGCGCTCATCGTGGTGCTTGCCTCTTGCTTTGCGCTCGGTTGGTACGTTCTTTTGCCAGACGAATTCAGGCAGCTAGGCAAGCACATCGCTGCGGGTTCTGGTTTCGTTGAGAATTTCGTGCTCTGGGGCGAGGCGGGGTATTTCGATAAAGAAACTGCCCTAAAACCGTTGATGCACCTATGGTCGTTGTCGATCGAGGAGCAGTTCTATATTTTCTACCCGCTACTGGTTTGGGGCGTCTGGCGGATGGGGGCGAACGTCATTGGTGTCATCGTCGCACTGGGCTTATGTTCGTTCGCGATTAATCTGGCTGGCGGCGCGTCTCACCCGGGCGCGACGTTCTATTTGCCCCAGTCAAGAGTATGGGAACTGATGAGCGGCGCGGTGCTCGCCTATGCGTATGCGCGCAATTGGCGTTGCGTGGTGGCCATTCGCAATAGCAGTTTCCTCGCCGATAGTCTGTCTGTGCTTGGCATCGGGCTTGTGCTTGGTGTCGCAACGTCGCTTGTCAGAAGCGAGTACTTTCCGGGCTGGCTCGCACTGTTTCCGGTCTTCGGGGCAGTTCTGTTGATTGCGGCGGGTCCGAAGGCGATGGTGAACCGGTTTGTGCTCTCGAACCGACCCATGGTCTTCGTCGGATTGATCAGCTATCCACTCTACCTGTGGCATTGGCCGCTCCTGTCGTTCGCGCACATCATTGATGCTCAGGCGCCAACGGGAGCGGTTCGTGACGGTGCGGTCGTGCTCAGCTTTGCCTTGGCTTGGTTGACGTATCGTTTAGTCGAGCTACCCACTCGATATGGGAGGTTGCCCAAGATACGAGTTGTTTATGCACTCGCCGTTGGGTTGATTGCGGCAATGGGGCTCGGCGCCAGCGCGCTTCTGAAGGGAGGATACACAACCCGCGAGGCAGCGCTCGCCAATCAGGTGAACAAGTTCGACTATCCATATATTCATTCCTGTCAGGCCATCACGGGAATGAAGCCAGATGACGATCGCTGCAGTGCCGATCATCTGCCTGTTCCAGCTCCGGGCGTGATCGTGATTGGGGACAGTGTTTCGAACGCTTACTCTGCGGCGCTCACCGAGTATTCAAGGCTAGATGCGAGCTTTTCGTATTTCCAGTTTGGGCGGGGGGAATGCCCGATGCTTCTCGATTACGGGCCGATCTTCTGTCGACAGATGATGGAGTACGCGAGAACATACATCGCGGAAACGCCTTCGGTGCATACGGTTGTTCTGGCGTCCAACTGGCCCCTATATTTCAACGGTCAAGACTGGCAAGGCGTACGCGAGCGAAAAGAAACGCCAGAACAGTTCGATCGATCGTTCAAGAAGACCGTGGAGTATTACCAATCGCTTGGAAAGAAGGTCGTGGTCTTCTTTCCGCCTGCCGTCGGTGCAGATCCAAGGGCCTGTGTGGTCAGAGCGTTCACTTTGACCCACCGTTCAATATGCGATCCAGACGTCACTGTAGCCAAGGCCATCGACGGAAATTACCGTCCGACGCTTGTGCCATATTTGGCTGCAAGGAACGTCGAGACATTTGACCCCTTCCCGGCCCTATGTGCTGAGGGCCGGTGCAAGATGCTGGACGGTCAGCGGTTGCTCTGGTCTGATGGTGGCCACATGAGTTGGTACGGCGGACAGTATTTGGCAAGGCATGCCGTCGCGGATCTCCGCCGCGTTTTCGGCGGAACGGGTACCCCGAGCAAGCCCTTGTTGCCTCAAGCAAGCACAGCCGGTCGCATTACCACGAACTGAACCTCAACACGTTACACAGCCAACAATTCGAGCCACCTTCAGAGGGTGGCTTTTTTCTTTTCTGGAATTGCCATGCCACGAATCGATGCTGCCACAGCGGGCGGCAGGAACGCGCTCGCCTTTCTCGACGCCCTTGCCGTCAGTGAGCACACGGCACAGGGGCTTGCCAATTCCGATGATGGCTACAACGTCATCGTCGGCGGCACGCCACAGCGCCCCACGCTCTTCACGAGCTATCAGGACCATCCGCGCATCCTGGTCACCATCCGCGATAAGAACGGCGCACCTCGGATGATCAACGGTAAGCCGTTGCAGTCGACGGCAGCGGGGCGGTATCAACTGCTCGCGCGCTACTTCGACGCCTATCGTCCGCTGCTCGGCCTACGCGATTTTTCGCCGCGCAGCCAAGATTTGATTGCGCTGCGGCAAATCAAGGAGCAGGGCGCCATGCCGGACATCACCGCAGGGCGCATTGCAGTGGCATTCGCCAAATGCCGGAACATCTGGGCCAGCCTGCCTGGCGCCGGATACGGTCAACACGAAAACACACTCGACGTGCTACTCGCGGCGTACAAGCGCGCGGGCGGCGTCATTGCTTCGTAACCGGGGAACCATCGATGGATGACCACAAGACTGCCTGGACGATTCTGGGCCTGCTGGTGCTGGGGGCTGCTATGGGATTCGGGAAACTGCTCGTCAGTGACGAGGTATTGACGTGGCGGCTGATCATCGGCCGCGCGATTCTGGGGGCTGGCGCGTCAATGATCGCCGGCGTGGTGCTGATCCAGATTCCAGACATTCCGCCTCTGGCGCTGCTCGGGATCGGCAGTGTGCTGGGTACGGTCGGAGCGCAGTTCATCGAGCTGCAGCTCAAACGTCGGGCTGGCGGCCTCATGCACGGCGACAGGGGGTGATGCCATGTCAGTGACCGACACCCATGAGGAACGCGAGACGCTGGCCGTCGACGTGCTGCTGCCGGGCCATGATCCGCGCGTCACGACGCCACTGTTCACGCACAGCCGTTTGACGTTGGTCGAGCGCGAGGGCGGCCGGTGCTTCGTCTGCGGCGGCACCGAGCACGATAGCGGCCATCCGCTCGAGGCCCATCACCACCCGATCGAGCGCAGCACGGCCAACATGATCGACTGGCCGCGCTTCGCCGACGACTGTCGCGCCGGCGTCTGGGGCGAGCGTGCGCGCGCATTCGATTGGGACGGCTTCCTGGCCGCCCAGCCGTTCGACCCGTACCGCTTCGTCGACGACATGACCGTCAACGGAATGCTGATCTGCAAAAAGCACCACATCGGCAAGGACGCAGGCATTCACGCGATGCCGTTCCCGCTTTGGGTCACCCAGAAATACGCCGTCGCGGGGTATCAGTTCACGCCTGACGAAATCATCCACCACCACGAGAAGGACACAACGAAATGAACATCTTGATGAAAGTGCTGTGTTACGGCGGGTTGCTGCTGGTATGGGGCGTATTCGCATTCCTCGGCAAGACGCCGGTGGAAGGCTTCATTGCGGCGATCGGGGCAGCTCTGGCTTCGCTCGCGACCACGCATGCCATCGGGGCAAAACAGCCCCAAACCGGCGTGAGTTTGCTCGGAACGATCGGAGTCAGCGATGCGCCGCCACTTGCTGCGGAAGCTCAATTCCAAACGGCGACGCTGGGCGCGGCGGCTACCGGGCAGCACCCGGATACGCCAGCGTCAACGCAGTGAAGGGGGCTGCCCTCGCGTGTGCCGCCGGCCTCGCGCTGGCCGCATGTGCCGGTACCGCGCGCTACGACGTGCGGCCGTTCTATGACTCATCCGGCCGGCTGATCTGCTGCCAGGCGTCAGTATCGAGCAGCAAGGACGTCGGCGCCGTCACCGTGCGCGTGATCAACACCCCCGAGGGTTTCACCCTCGACTTCGCCGAAACCGGCGTGTCGGCCAGTGCGCCGATCACCGCAGGTGGCGGCATCGCTTCCAGCATCTCAGCAGCCGTCGCCAGCGCGGCGGCCACCGCAGTTCGATTCACCACCCCGTAAGGAAATCACCATGAAGCGTTTTGCCATTCTGGCCGCGTGCGCGGCCGTGCTTTCGTTCGCCATCACGGCTTGCTCGACGACCGGCCAGTCGGTGTCCACGCCGGCACAGGTCGCCGCACGCGTGTGCCCGCCGGTCGAGGTCGCTATCACGTCGCTGCAGCAGGTCAGCGGCATGAGCGACACTGCGCTGCATGCGCTTGCCGACGCGCAGCCGGTCGTGAGCGCGGTATGTGCCGCAGGCTCGACGGTCGACGCCGTCAACCTTCAGACGCTTGCGAGCGCGGGACTGCCTGCGATCATCACTGTGGTGAAAGCGTCGCCCTTGTCCGCGCAGGACCAGGATCGAATCGTGATGGGCGTGACCACGGCGCAGATTCTGCTGGCGGCGGCAATTTCCGCGTGGCCGGCCGATACGCCCACGGCCGGCGCAAAATGAGTCGGTTCCTGACCCGGCTGGTGATGGAAAACGCCACTGGTTGCGACGATGGCCGGTGGCGGCTCGTGCGGGCGCTCGTGTATCAGTCGGATGTAGCCGGCGAGATATTCATCGTGCCGCGTGGGTTCGTCACCGACCTTGCTTCGGTGCCGCGGCTGCCCGTCGTGTACTGGTTAACCGGGGGCACGTCGAACGAGGCGGCAGTCGTGCATGATTGGCTCTACACCGAAAAGCCGGTGCCGCGAGCGGTCGCAGACAAGGTGCTACGCGAGGCGTCTGCTGTTACCTGCGTACCCGCGTGGCGCAGGTGGCTGATGTATTGGGGCGTTCGGCTGGGTGGTGCATCGCACTGGCGCTGACTCTGCCCACATCGCCAGACTTGCATGCGATCGCAGCTCCGATGTGCCATCGAAAATGATACTCATAGTGCGCAAGAGCATAAAAATGATCGGTATCATTATCTTCGCAGCGCTTCATCGATGCGGCGCGTTCGGTATTCCCGGAAGCTCGCCTCGCTGCTGTCGCTGATCGGCAAGCAGGGCCCTGAGCCACTCAAGGGCTATCAGGGTGTCGCCGACCTCTTCCTTCCATGCCTGGTGGATGATTGCGTACAGCGACTCCACCTCTCTGAGCACTTTTTCTTTGTGCTGGGCCTCAAGTCGGCGGTAGGCCACCTCTTCGATTGCGCGCCGAAGGTCTGGATCTTTGTGGGTGAGCCACAAGCCGCGTAATTGATCGATTGTCAGTTCTGACGGGCGGGGATTGAGAGGCATGACGGCGCCATCATTACGCAGCCGCGTACTCGTCGAGCAGCGGAATGCGGCCGTGCTGGAATAGCACCTTGGGTGACTCCAACGCGCCGGTCTCGGGGTCGAGAAGCACCTCATAAGCCGCGACGCCAGCGTGCCGCTCGCGCATCGAATGTGCGACGCGCACGGCGCCGACGCTCGTGCTGGCCGGCCGCACCTCAACAGGCAGCAGGTCGCCGCCAACCCCCTTGCGGAACGGGACGACGATAAATCTGGTGGTGTGTGGATCTCGCATGGTGGCCTCCCTCGGGTTCGGTTGAGGGAGGTAAACTAGCACAAAATACTGTATGAAATAACAGTATTCTATTCCTCGCCTTCCATGTTCGCCCGTTCAATTAGACGCCGCAGGCGGCGCCCGAGCTTATTCGCGTGCCAACACACGCAATTGTGCTGCTGAGATTCAATAACGCAGGCCCCGCAAGGCTCGATCGCTTTCAGTTGCGCAACGATGTCCTCGATATCGGCCCCTGTCTCAGACTCGATGCGTGCGATGGTGCGTGCGACACGTTCGTCAATTCCGGCGGAGGCATTCAGTGCCAGTTGCTTCGCGTCTTCGAGTTCCATGATGATGTATCTCTTTTCGCTCATGCATGTCCTTTGGTCAGTCGTACATCGGTTGTGCTAGTGCATTGTATATTTGGTAGTCACCGTGAGGCGCCAACGTCGCAATTGGGGTTGCTATGTGCACGAACTACCGCGTTCCAGACAAGCAGCTATTCAGCGAATACTACGGCACACCGCCGCCGGTGAGCGAGTGGCGCGACAAGGTCTACAAGGACTATTTCGCACCGATCATTCGCCGGGACGGCGAGGGGCGGCGCTCTGACCTTGCGGCGTTCGGGATGGTGCCGCGCGAGAAGATCCCGCCAGGCGTGCATGTCTTCGACACGATGAACGCGCGAGCGGAGACGGTGGGTGAGAAGCGGAGCTTCAGCGGCGCGTGGAAGCGGCAGCAGCTATGCTTGATCCCGACGCAGGTCTTCTTCGAGCCTGATTACGAGACGGGGAAGTCGGTGCGTTGGGCGGTGGGCATGGCCGACGGTAGCCCATTCGCGATTGCTGGGCTGTGGAGGGAGTGGGAAGGTGAGGGCGGCGCTCGATTGTCGTTCACGATGCTCACGCTCAACTCGGATCATTATCCGCTGATGAAGCGCTTCCACAAGCCGGGCAGTGAGAAGCGGTCAGTCGTCATCATCAAGCTTGTCGATTACGACGACTGGCTCGGCGCTCGATCGATGGAGGAGGCGCGGTCGTTCGTGACGCTGCCTGATGCTGAATCGATGGTGGCGGGACCACTGCCGAAGTGA